TCACTATTTTATGTGTTAGAGAGCTGCGGAAATTATAGCCTCCTTATCACGGTACAGCTATACTTGTGGTAAGGAGGTGATGTCATTATGACAGAGAATTTAATCATGGTAGATATATTGTATAAAGAGTTTATGCTAAAGAGCACTCCAAATGGGGTGCTTTTTATTATGCACTTTTTTTAACCTCAAAAACGAAAGGAGAACATACATGAATATCAATACCTCATTAATCAGCAACAACAACAGCTACGCAGGACAAACACCTCGGTATATTGTCATCCATAATACAGATAATATAGCCAAAACAGCAGATGCCAAAGCACACGCCACTGCACAACATAATGGCAATTTTCATGGCTATTCAGCCCATGTATTCGTTGACGATAAGTCAGCATACCAAGCCTTGCCGTACAATCGTGGAGCATGGCATGTTGGGGTAGATTACGGCGGTAAACTTTTTGGAACTGTAAATAATCATAATTCCATCGGAATTGAAATGTGTATGAATGCCGGATATAACTACGAAAAAGCATACCAGAATACCGTTGATGTATGCAAGCAATTGATGAAAAAGTACAATATCCCGGCATTCCGAGTAGTGCAGCATTACGATGTGTGCGCTAAGAATTGTCCATCCGTTATCCGTAAAAATGGTGACTGGTATAGATTCAAGAAGCTCATTTCCAGTGAAACCGTGACAGCGCCAACCACAAAGCCGACTGTAAAGGTTGATAAGTATTACCGCATCCGTAAGACCTGGAAGAATTCCAAGAGCCAGATTGGAGCGTACAAATCACTGGAAAATGCGAAGAAGTCTTGCAAAGCCGGTTACTCTGTTTTTGACTGGAATGGAAAAGCAGTGTATTCTGTAACAGCAAAGAAAAGTGTAGACAATGTTGCAAAAGAGGTAATCAACGGCGAATGGGGAAATGGACAAGATAGACGAGACCGCCTGGAAGCTGCTGGCTACAACTACGCAGAAGTGCAGAAAAAAGTCAATGAATTACTGAAATAATAATACTCCCGGGGTTTTCCCGGGAGCTATTTAAATGTCGTATATTCCTCAAATTCGTTTCTTATTTTTGCATAATCTTTTCTTCTGATCGGCACTGTATTTCCAGAAAACATAAGGAACGAAGTGTTTATTTCTTTTACCTCATCCATGTTTATTATGTAGCTCTGGTGACACCTCAAAAATCTGGAATCCAGTAATTCTTCAATATCGGATAGTTTACATCGTTCCGTATAAACTATACCGCAAGTGCAGTGGATAATGATGTATTTGTTTCGGCTCTCAATATATTCTATATTTTGAAACTCCACCCGATGAATAAAGTCTTTTCCTTTTATCATAAGAGTGCTTTTGCTGATATGTTCCAGAGCATGATTGAAAGCAGTATACATTCTGCCGTTTTCAGATCCTTTTATAATATAGTGTACCGGGAGTATATCAAGAGCTTCAAAAACATACTCTTTATGGGCTGTCCAGAAAATAATATTTCCGTTATATCCGCTGGATCTCAATTCCTTTGCAACTTCAATTCCATTTTCTTCTCTCAAAACGATATCCAAAACCACAATATCATACCACTCGCCATCTGCCACATCATCAATAAGCGGCTGCCCTTTATCATACGGAGTAATCAATGCTTTTATATCACCATTTCGTTTGAGAAAATTATTAATCCGATGCATAAATATATCAATCTGGATTTCGTTATCATCACATATTGCAATTCGCATTCAAATCATCCCTTTTCATGTAAAATTCGCCACCAGAGGTGCTAATTTCGCCATTTCCTGTGTAATTGTATATTTTTTGATACAATGTTATTGTAATACATTAAGATGATAGTGTAAAGGGGATGGATTCATGGAGAAACATAAAAAAATCATAATTGTGTTTATACTGATATTCGTGCATGTGCTCTTGATTCAATATGTTTACTTCTGCCCGGAGCATAGTATTATCTTTGGGAGGGGTAAAACTATCGCAATTGCAAAAGCAGAGGTAAAACAGGTTGGCCATGAGCGCTATAAATCCCTCGCTGACAAGCATCCAGCCCCTTTATTTCTATCTACATATATAACGAATGAAAAGTACCAAAATCACAATATCTATACTGAAAAAATCATAATTTGCAATAATATCGAGGAAAAGCAACTTGCCAGAAAGGATTTAAGCGGAGATGATTCCATTCCAGTATATAGTTATGAAAACATGATATAATTTAATAAGCAGGAACAAATGTTTGGAATATTGGGAGGGATTTACGTGGATTACAAGAAAGAAATTATTGAGATTATTGAAAAAATGCACAACATAACTTTTATTGCGATGATTCATGCGTTTGCGAAAAAATTATATCAAAAGGAAAAAGGGCAGGAGAGTTAATCTCCTGCCTCATTTTATTTTACAAAACGTTCCATAAATTTCCAAAAAAGTTCTTTATCCTCTCTGGAAAGCTGATAATATTTCATTATTGCCTCTTTCGCTTTTATATCGTCAGTAGATATAGAAGCGCATATATTACTGAATTCTATATCTTCTTTTTTTTGCGGATCTCCTTCACCAGTACGAAGCCATTTTTCATCAACCCCATATTTTTGACAAATAAGTGCGATTACTCCATCTGATGGAGTACGCCTGCCAGCTTCATAACTTGATACGTTAGAAAATGGTATTCCTAAATCATCCGAAAAATCCTTTTGAGTTTTAAAACCTAATATTTTTCGTAATTCTTTTAAACGTTCTTTCAATTAGAATCACCTCCTTTTCACATCCTTATTGTACACCAAAAGAAAGTTAAAATCAATATAAAAATGTACAAAGTACAAATTTATGCTTGACATAGAATGCACTTAGTGATATATTATGATTGTACAAAGTACAAAAAGAAAGGAAGTGAATATATGAAAATGTTTGAAAGAAACGATGTAGAGGATGGAAAGCGTATTGCTGATATTTTTGCTACATTATCAGAAGAAAACAAGAACATGGCAATCGTTTATCTGTCAGCATTGCGAGATAAGGAAATTGCTGATTCAAGTAAAAGAGAGAGTTCTTAATGGAGGGACGATGAAAACATCAAAAGTTGAAATCAGACAGGTAGAAGGAGAAAAAGGAATTTATACCGAAATTCTGATTGACGGTCATAAGCTTGAGGGAGTAAGAAGTTTTGAATTAAAACAGGGAATTGGTGATTGCGTTCCTATTCTTTCCATTGATCTGAATGCTTTAAATTTATCCACGGACTTGCAGATGTTGCAGGTGAACCAGAAAGGTATCGGGGAAATTGAGGGAATCAAGTTTAAAGGCTCACCAAGGATGCTGAAATTTCAAGCAGAATAGGCTCTCATATTTCAGAGAGCCAAACAGAATTATTTTGAAGCTTTTAAAATGGAACATTGTTTCGGATTTGAACAACATCCAGTTTTGCTTGCATAATTACACTTAATTCGACCTATTGTGTAATTAGGCGTCAAATCATCCAATGATCCAGTATTAATGAGAGAAGCTTCAATGGAATAATTTTTGTTCTGCTTATCGCAGAAACCATTAAATACCAATAATCATCACCTCCACTCTTATAGTGAGTATAACACAAGAAAGGAGAGATTATAAGGAGAAGATGACAATTATCAAATTTAAAAATGGGGAAACAATCGAAATTCCGTGTGTGTTCCCGGATGATATTGTGAAACCAGACATTAGAGCTAAACTGATACGTTTGGAATGGGATGACGACGGAAAGCAATATTGTTTGAAATTTAACCCAGTAGATGTGCTCTATGTAAAAGAGATTGCACATTCCTAAAGGAGATTATATCACAGAAAGGAAATAGTTAAAATCAAAAGGCTTAAATATGAAGTGTTAAAGAATAGATATTCCATAGTTGACATAATTTTTATAATTATCGGAATTTTTTGTGGAATATTCTTAGCAGGAAGATTCTTATTTTAAACAAGAAAGGAGAATAATGAACGAATTACAAATTTTTAATTCGCCAGAGTTCGGAGATATTCGGACAGTAATGGTTGAAAACGAACCAATGTTTTGTTTATCTGATGTTTGCAGAGCGTTGGAGATAACAAATGTTGGAAATGTAAAACAACGGTTATCCGAAAAGGGTATCCGTACTATGGATACCCTTACAAAAGGTGGAAACCAGAAACTTCTGTACATCAATGAAGCTAATTTGTACAAAACAATATTCCAAAGCCGAAAAGAATCAGCACAACGTTTTACAGATTGGGTGACAGATGAAGTCGTACCATCCATTCGCAAGCATGGCGGTTACATTTTAGGACAAGAAACTCTTTCTGATGAAGAATTGATGGCGAAAGCAATTCTGGTAGCAAAGAAGAAAATCGCAGAGAGAGACAAGATTATCGAAAAGCAAAGACTAAAAATTGAAGCAGACAAGACGAAAACGATCTTTGCCGATGCGGTATCAACCAGCCACACTTCAATCCTTATTGGAGACCTCGCAAAGTTGATTTGTCAGAACGGTGTACAGACAGGACAGAAGAGATTATTCCAGTGGATGCGATAAAATGGATATCTGATGAAGTCTGGTGCAAGCTACAATATGCCAATGCAGAGATACATTGAACAAGGGCTATTTGAAGTTAAGGAATCCAGTGTTCAGAATCCAGACGGAAGTGTCAGAGTAACGAGAACCACAAAAGTTACCGGAAAAGGACAACTGTATTTTATTAACAAGTTTTTGGGAAATGAAATGGCAAGTTAAGGAGGTGGACGTAAGATGTTAGCAGATGATTACGTTTCTGAAAGGTTATCCGATTATGATTCCAAAATATATCAGTTATATCGCCGCAAAAACGGACAGAAGGCAAGCGACCTTGTAGAAAAAGTGAAAAATGAAATTGCCGAATGCGGTCTGTCCGCTACTGAAGCGAAAGGCTTTTTAGAGTACATGAAGATTGTTATTGACGCTCAGTCACATCTTCCCATTCAGAAATAACGGAAGTTTTTATGGTTTCTGCTCCGGGAACATTACCATCATCAATCTCATTTGCGGCATGAAGCATTGAAATTATTTTATGAGAATAAGGATGTTCCTTTCCGCAATTTGGGCACACAACCTTGTCTGTACTTATTCTTTCACTTATATAGTAATCGCAATGACAAGTACAGGAAACTTTTAATTTGAGAAACATTTTAAACATTATACCATTCAGATGGAGAGAATAAAAGAAAATAGGGAGGAAAAACAACATGATTAAATTTGAAAATGGATTAGTTAACATTTCTGGTAAAGGGATTGATATTCTTTCAGAGTATGCAGTTATCACCCATGAAATTAAAGAGATGTTCGTAAAAAATGGTGGAGAAGAGAAAGACGTAAAAGAGCAGCTTAGACATTCTTTCGAGCATGGTCTTATGAATGAGGAAGAATTTGACAAAGAAATCAAGGAAAAGTTCAAACAGGTAGATGCAATTATTCCGATTGTTTCGCTTATGGAAGAAATGCTTAAAACATTTGGAGCAAAAGATAAGGAGGACTAGGCATGGGAGAAGCTAAGAGCACAGATTATATTCCAGAGAACGCCAATGAAGAATATGCACTTCTGGTTGGAAGATTAAGGGCATTTGAAGCTTGGGCGAATAGCGTGAAGGATTATGATTTCACAAAGAAAATGGCATTTAGAATGCTCGGGCTTGATGTAGAAGAACAAACAAAAACAGATTAAGTTGCCCTGGAAGGTGCTGACACACCAACCAGGACGGTGTATCTAACTAAGAACGAGTTAGTTAAATACAGGATTATTATAACACAACCTCCTGTATTTGACAAACAAAAATATAACAGGAGGACTTTTTATGCAAAAAAATGGCGAAAATCAGCCACTTTCCAGCGAAATCATTGCTGATCTGGAAGAAAAGCTGATGGCAAGAAATATAATTATCGCTATTCTGGCAGCTGCACTTGTAGTAACCACATCCAGAAGAAAGTGAGGACAAAATGAAAGAGGTGGTAAAGACAATAGGAGAAATATTTGTGGGGATAGGGATGTTTGCAGTAATCTTCTCAATCACATGGATACTTACATCATTTGATATTATCGGGGTTTTCTTCGTATCAACAGTCTTATTCTCAATGGTGTTTCTTCCTATTATATTAGAAATGGAGGAAAAGTAAATGCAAAGATTAAATAAAGTAAGATTATCCGGCAGAGCCGGGGAAATAGTATTTAGCCACGAACATTACGGAAGATACTATTACAAATTCATGCTGACAGTTATTCGTAAAAGCGGTGCAGTAGATATGTTTCCAATCGTTATAGAAGATTCCATTGTACGTGACAATGATTATAACGGAAAAGAAGTTGTGGTAACAGGAGCAATCAGAAGCATGGACACTTCTAAAAATCCAAATAAGCACCACAATGTTAATTATATCGCAGCTGACGAGGTGGAAATCCTGGAAGAACAGGTTCCAGAGGGCGATATAAACGAAGTAGAGTTTATTGCCAGAAGTTGCACGAAAGAGCCATATGCAAAACTTACACCAGTAACGCACAGGAAAGTTTTAAATCTTTTCGTGGCAATTCCAAGGGATTATTCGGAAAGAGCGGATTTTATTCGCTGTACTTTATGGGGAAAAGGTGCTGATCTGGCGGTAGAGGTTAAAAGAAATGATTACATTAAAGTAACTGGCAGGCTAATGAGCCGTGATGTTTATGTTAATGGGGAAGAAACGGAAACAGTATATGAGATTTCCGTAAAAGAAATGGAGAAATTGGAGGATGAAGAATAATAAGAATGAAGTTCAGATATATGGCGTAATAATGGATATTCAGCCAGGAACGTTTTTCAAGGACGGAGAAAAATTCGTAAGATTTTATATTGGTGCAAAGCGTACCAGTGGGAACGTAGATTTGCTTCCAGTAGCAATACCAGAAAGAATGGCAGAAAACTGGAAAATTGGAGAACACATCTATATTGAGGGAAAATACACTTCATACAATAAAAAAGGAAAATGGAAAATCACATTTAATATTGGAAGTTAAAGCAGAAACATTATTGGATGGAGATGGAAGCGTAGAAGATGAAAACAAAATCATTCTGGAAGGTTATCTTTGCAAATCGCCTATTTACCGCAAAACACCAATAGGAAAAGAAATCTGTGATTTGATGATTGCCTGCAACGAATATGACTTGCAAAGAACAGATTATATCCCATGTATCGCATGGTGGAATGAAGCCAGAGAAGCTGCTGATTTCAAGGTTGGAGATTTCGTAAAAATAATCGGAAGAATCCAGAGCCGGATTTATCATAAAAAATTATCTGGTGATGAAGTAGAGCTTAGAACTGCATATGAGGTATCAATAGGGAGGATAATCGAGCATGAAAGTGGAAGTAAAAAAAATTTACTTGGAGAATTACAAGAAGTTTCCGAGTAAGTCTGTAGATTTGTTTCCAAGAACAGAGATTTCTGGCAGAAACAGAGAAGGAAAATCCACATTGCAGGACGCATATTTGGACGTTCTGACAGGAAAGATGGCGAATGGTACAGAACCGACTTCTATTCGTAGAAAAGAAAATGGCGTGGAAGTGCCAAAGGTTGATGTTGTAAGAGAGCTTACACTTGCGATTGATGGGAAAGAAAAAGTGATCCGCAAAATCACAAAGCAGAAGTGGAGAAAACCGAGAGGACAGTCCGAAGAGGTATTCGATGGAAATGAAACTTCTTATGAAATTGACGGATTCCCGGCTAAATCAAAGGATTATACCGAGTTCATCCAGTCAATAGCAGAACCTTCAACGCTTCTGATGTGCAGTAATCCAAAACCATTTCTGGACACATTGCAGAAGTCAACAGCGGAATCCAGAAAGGTACTGGAAAAGATGTCTGGTTTCGATATTGCTCAGTTTATGGAAGAGAATCCGCAGTACGCTCATGTTGAAGAAATCACAAAGGGGCATTCCGTAGAGGATACCTTGAAGAAGCTCCGAAAGGAACTGAATGCACAGAAGAAAAAGGTGGATGCCAAAAACACGGAGATTGCATATGAAACCAATCGAAGCGTTGAAGCAGAAGATACTTCCTCCTTAGAATCCAAAAAACAGGAGCTTAATGCGGAACTTTCCAAACTGGAAGAACAGGAACGGATTCTTGAAGATTCAGCAAAAGGCTATGACGGTCTTTCATATGAAATCCGTGGTTTGAAATCTTCCAGGGACGGTCTGGTTAGCAAGGCGAATGAATGGTTAAGAGCCAGACAAAAATTTATTTCTGATACAGTTTCCGAACTTATGTTAAAAAAATCAGAAAAGGAATCAAGCATTCGTATTATTGGAATGGAACTGGGCAACCACATAAGGGAAGCACAACAGGCAAAAGCTGACTTGGATAGAGCCAGACAGGACTATCCGAGAATCAAAGAAATGGAGTGGGATGATTCTGAACTGAAAGCTATTGAAGCTGAAACATTCAATGATTCTGATACCATTTGCCCGACCTGTGGACAGGAACTGCCAGAAGAACAAGTTTCCAAACTGAAATCTTCCTTTGAAGAAAAGAAGAAGTTCAGAATTGAAAATGAATTAACCAAAAAGCAAAACTGGGAATCAGCAAAACAGAACCAGTTAAAAGGAACTTGTGATCTTGGAAATTCTGCTTCTGCAAAATTAAAGAAAACTAACGAGGAAATCAGCAAATTACAGTCAGAAATCGGCGTAGCACAGGATGAAGTTGCTGAACTCACTAAACAGATTGAGGAAGAACAGTCCAAGTTTGTGGAGCTTCCGGAATCTGTAGATATGACAAATGATGAAGAATATCTTGCAGTTACAGCTAGAATTGCAGAACTTGAAGAGAAACTGAAATCATTTGATGATGTTCCTGGAAAGAAACAGGAATTGAGAGTTCAGATCAGCAATGTTAAAGAACAAATTTCCGATATGAACGCAGATATCAAGATTGCACAGGCAGCAGTTGTAGGGAAAGAAAAGCAAGTAGCCGAACTGAACGAGAAACTGAGAAAACTTGGAAAGGTACAAGCTGATATTGAAAAGAACATTGACACCGTTCTTAGCTTCTCAATTCAGAAAAATAAGGCATTGGCAGAGAAAATCAATCCACATTTTAAACATTTTCAGTTCAGTTTCCTTGATTACACGATTGAGGGAAATCCAGTGGAAACTTGCAAGATGATCTGCAATGGAATTGACTACAATAGCGGATTAAATCATTCCGACAAAATTCTTTGCGAGGTTGATTTACTGAATGGATTACAGGAAATGAATGGGCTGAATCTTCCGCTTTGGATTGATGATTCTGAGAGCATTGACAAAAGCAGGATACCTATGTTAGACAGGCAGATGATTGTGCTAAGAGTGACAGATGGGGATTTGAAAGTAATCTGACAAACAGGAGGGGAAAATGCTAACAGCAACATGGGGAAAACATTTTTTCAAGGCAGATGCTACAAAATGTGCATCTGAAATCATGGAAATTTGCGATCAGATGGAATCAGCTACACCACAACAGATTCTTGAGAAAGCAAGGGACGAAAGTACAGAATTACATAAGTGCTTTACATGGGATGATTCCATAGCAGCTGAAAAATACAGAATCCAAGAAGCCAGACAGATAGTCTGTCAGTTAAAAATCGTGGAACAGGATATTGACAACAAGCCAAAGCCGACAGCAATTCGAGTGTTTTACAAAACAGATGGAAAAAGCGGATATAAGCCAACACAGCTTATTTTGAAACAGCCGGATGAATACGAAGCACTTTTAGAGCGTTGCCGAAATGAACTTCTGGCAGTGAAGCAGAAATACCAGAATATTTCTGAATACGAAGAAGTTTGGGAACTGATTAATTAAACATGAATGCCGCTACTGTGCTGATATGCCTGCAAGAGTAGGAAGAAATCAAACTATATTATGGCACATTATATTGCTAAATAGGACAATACATAATATCACAGAGCACAGCAAAGCACCTTATTCTTACGGGCTTATGAGTGCAGTAGCGGCGAAATTTCTACGTTGATACGCCTGTAAAACAGGCAGAAACTACAGAATAGCACAATATGATACACAGAACAACAGTATAGGACAGGACAATAAAACACTATAATTACCTATTTTACAGGTTTATGAGCGTAGGAAACCACAGCATTTATCAGTCTGCATAAGCGGATAGCATAGTACATTAAAAAACAGGAAAACAAAAGACAATATAATAAACTACATCAAAATTATTCTCACTTATGCAGAGTGACAAGTGTTGTGAATACTTACTATAGGACAAAAATTCTTACAACAGGAAATAATAGCACAGAATAATACACACAGCACTTAACGGATGGGCTGTTTTGTAGGCGGTATAAATCGTCAGAACAGTGTAAGACAGAACAGCACAACACAGAACACAACATATGACTTTTATATCGTCTGCAAAGCGGCTCATCCAAATAAAAATTGAATATTGGGTAGGTGACATGAAAAGTGTCACAGGAAAGTAAAGAATAACTCAGTATATGACAGCATAGGACACTATAGGACAATTCATGTTACCTACCGAGCATTCAACACAGATGTATTTAACTGGCAGTAGAATCTGCCAAGAATAGGAAAGCTAACTACAGTGCAAGCAAAATATAGGATAGCATATTACAGAAAAATACAGGACACTATAAGACATTTTCTATTGTCAGTTAAGCATATCTGAAATTTACGCAAAGATTTAAGCGGATTACTTTCGCAATACATTACAGGATAGCACAGTACGGCATACGAAAATACATAACACAACATTATATTTATATTAAACTATTGTGGATTAATCTGCTTGAATGTTTGCGCAAACAGAAACTATAAAAACTATTAAAAAATCGGAGGAAAAGAATTATGGAAACTAAAAAAGAAGAAAGAATTCAGTTACAGGCAATCAACGTTAAGCACGCAACAGTCACAATCATCGGAGACGGAGACTTAGTTCTCAATAAGATGAATGACGTGACCGTAAGAGAACTGATTGATCAGAGAAAAGACAAGGCAAAGAACCTTGAAAAAGCAAATGTATGGGAAGAAATCATTACATCAATTCACTGGTACAATGGAAAACCTACAGATTTCTCAGAAAAAGGCCTTATTGATGCACTCACCAACAATGCACCTTGCATTACAGCATTCGGGTTATTGAAATGTTTTTGCGATGCTGTTGTAAGAAATGGGGTTGATACATATAGTACAAAGTTCAAAGCTGGAGTAAATATTGTCGCCAAAGGAGGTTTAATACCGATTAAGTTTGCTGAGCATTACATTGACGAAAAACTAATGTCACCAAAGAAAGGAAAACCTGTTCTTGTACATTTAAACAGATTTACCGGATGGTCAGCAGAAATCGAACTTGCATATGTAGATAATATTTATTCCATTGAGCAGATCGTTAATATTATTCAGCTTGCAGGATTTGGATGTGGCATCGGGTCTGGCAGAACAAGCGGTTATGGAAGATTCCACGTAGAGTAAATAAAAAATCGGTGGCATATGAATCCGGGTGAATGCCCGGAAAGCACAACAGGGAAAAATAAAACAGTTAATGAAAGAACAGGAAATTACAATTCAACATAGGACAAATTATTTCATCCTGTTTCATATGCCACTGAGCATATAAATAAAGAAAAGGAGAATTAAAATGGCAGAAAACACACAAGTAGCAACATTTAACACACAGCTTTCCTACTATACAAATCGGTATGTTGATTTAATGGAAAGAGATTTGACTTCAAGAGGAATGGAATTTGATTCCTACTCAAAAGATTGCGTAGTAGCGGCAATGGGATCTATTTTCCAGATGGTGCATGAGAGTGGAGTGAGTTTTGAAGCAATTAATGGCTCTAACCTTAAATTCATTCTGAGCAAAGTAGCAGCGTTAAAACTGAACGCAAATGCGCAACCGAGAGAGTGTTACTTCCAGATCAGAAACGTAAACGTAGCAGGAAAAGGGAAGCTGGCACAGTGGGAGAAGAAAATCGAGTTTGCGATTGAGGGCGATGGAAATGACGCTCTTGTAAGTAGATATGGTGTCGATGTGGCTAAAGTATTTCCATACTGGAAAGTTAGAGAGGGAGACAAATATACGCCACCAAGACATAAAGGTGTAGAAATTACGCCACCAGAATGGGAAGAATCTGGTGTAGGCAAAGTAGTTCGTATCGTATATCCGATTCAATACAAGGACGGACACATTGAATATCTTTCATGCGAAAGAGCAGATGTTTTGAAGAATCTTGCAGCACACATCAAGAATAATCTCCAGAATGAAACTTTTGGAATTTGTGCAGACAGATATAAAGCTACAGATGCGCAGAAAGCTCAAATTGAAACAAAGAAAAAAGAAATCATGAAAAAGGTTGCTGACATTGGAGAACTGGAAGCAATCATTGACTGTGAGGAATTAAGACCGTATATTTCACCGTCTTATTATGAAACACAGTCCAGAGAATCAATGATTATTCGTAAGATGCGAAACAACATTATGAAGTCTATTCCTAAGAAATGGGATAATCCGGTGCAGGCTTATGAATATAACATGATGGATGCTACGTACAGGGAAGTACAGGAAGAAATCGAACAGAATGCCAATGTAGAAGAATTCATTCCACAGCCAGAATCAATCGAAGAAAAGCCAAAGCAGCCAACCGTAGCCGAAACCGTAAAAACAGCGGAGAAAGAACCAATCCCGGCAGCAGAGCCAGTGGAAACAGAAATTCCGTCATTTATGAGCCAGGAGGAAATGTAGGATGGCAGCTCACACAATTGTGCTTATTATCTTGTTTGCAATAGTGTTTTTCTGGTGGGTATGGACTTTTGTTTATGCTATTAAATCCAAAGAAGCAGAACCAATGTTATTTGCAAGTATTGTATTAAACATACTGAACTTAATAATTCAACTCACAGAGTAAAGGAGAAAACTAATGAAGCATAAATGTATTAAGACAGCAGTATTAATCACAGGGATTACAGCAATCACAATGTTTAGTGGTTGTTCTTCCTGTAGCAGATCATTAAAATCACTGTCTAGTGATATTGACGGTGGTCTGAACCGTACCGTAACTGTTTACGATTACAACGGCGGTAAAATTAAGTCCTGGTCTGGAAAGTTTGATGTTTCCGAATCAGAGAATGAAGTTTACTTTGATGATTCTGACGGAAAGAGAGTTATTATCCACGGCGGTATTGTCGTGAATGAGGAAAACTGATATGAGCAGCAGTGTAATTGAAACAATTAAAGAAGTTGTAAGCAATATGAACAGCGGACTTTATGATTTCACGGTAGATGGGAAATGTTCAGAATGCGGTTCGTGTTGTTCAAATTTTCTACCGATATCATCCAAGGAAATCAAACAGATTAAGTGGTACATTCGCAAACACCATATCAAGGAATGCAGACATAATTTCACTGCTTCATTAATGGATTTAACCTGTCCGTTTCTGATGGACGATAAGGCAAAAGAGAAATGTTCAATCTACCCTGTTAGACCGGAGATATGCAAATCATTTGTCTGCAATGACCCACAGGGAGCCAGAAAGAACAAAGCTTTAATGCATAAAAAATATAAGCCTGTTGATATGAGAGAAACGTTTTTCGGAGGTGAGTAGGAATGAGATTAGCAAGTCAGAATGGGGAAATTGATGTTCCTTATGAAATCACATCATTAAGCAGAATTGGAAATATCATAAGAGCATATGTGCCAATGGTAGGCGAAAAAGGAACAGTCATGGCTCGTTATTCGACAGATGAAAAAGCCCAAAAAGCTATGAAAGCTTTGCATAAAGTGTATGCAGGAATGTTTTTAGCACAAAACATTGAAATGAGCGATGATGATTACGAAGAATGCATAAAAATGGCTGCAAGAGGTTTCGGAATCATTAAAACCATGGTTAACAGCCCAGATATGAAATTCGAGCCTGCAAACATTGTGTTTCAGTTCCCGGAGAATGATGAAGTATGAAAGAAATAGGAAGAAAGAAAATAAATTGGGATTCCATTGTGACTGTGGAATTATCGCTTAAAGAGCTTCAATTAATAAGGGACGCAATGGTGGCTACAGATTTAAAAGATATGAAAGAATTATGGCGCGGAGCTCCTCCATATCAGCAGGACGATAAAAATATGATTGGAGAAACTGCTTCTTCAATTTTAAATAGCTACAAATAAACAGAAAGCGAGGTGATGAAAAATGTTCATGAGAATAGTAAATACAGGGAGTACACATGGAAACTGCTATGTTTTGAAATCCAACAGCGGAGAAATGCTTCTTCTTGACTGCGGATGCAAATACAAAGACATTCTGAAAGCTATTGATTACAGAACAAGTGATGTTTCTGGCGTGCTTCTAACGCATGAACACGGTGATCACCGTGAATCATTTAAAAATCTGATGAATTTAGGCATTCAGATTTACACCAATGATGAAACCGTGGAACATATGCAAATCATCACTGGAGAGCTGATGAAAGGCGTTCCAGAGAAAAGACCGTTTCGGGTTGGCTCGTTTACAGTAATACCGTTCTATTTGCCACATACTACAAGGGACAAGGATACAGGGAAACTTATTCCGTGTTTCAATTATGGTTATGTAGTGGAACATGAAGAGATGGGAAAGCTGCTGTACATGACAGACTTTGAGTTTTGCCGATACAACTTCAAGGCAATGCGACTGAATCACTTGGTTATTGAGTGCAACTACTGTGGAGAATTGGTTGATAAAACAGCCGAAAATTACACGCACAGGCTTAAAGGGCATTGTTCATTAGATACTTGCAAAAGCTTAGTAAATACGAACCATACGGCAGCATTACGGACAGTAACATTGGTGCATTTGAGTAATGAAGCAGCTGACCCGGAACAGATTTTGAGGGAGATACAAGAAACGTCTGGTGCTGATGCACTCGTCCATATCGCAACACCCGGGTTAGAAGTTAATTTGGACTTATGTCCATTTTGAAAGGAGAAATAGATGGTATCAATTGACTTAAAAGATTGGAAAGAAGTAACAAAAGGAATTTATGTAAATCCAATTTCTGCAAACGCAGCTTATGAAATCCATATTAAATACTGGGATATGAAAACAGATATTCTTTCCGCAAATGCAGAACTTTATATTGTAGGAGATTGGCACGAAAAAGATGGAAGAAACATCAGAGAAAGGGAAATACTGCTTGATTATGCATCTGTTATGGATTGTATTTGGAAAGCAGTTGAAGATGATAAGGAAAACAATTCGACTGAATGATTGAAAGGAGAATGATTATTAATGAAAATCTTCTTAAAAACACTTGACAAGCTGAAAAAGCCAGAACTTTCCGAACAGGAATGTAAGTACGACAAAGGCTGGAATGATGCAATCAAGAAAGTTGAAGAACTGATTTGTTCCTACAGCTCTGCGGATATGTGGATTCCAACAGATTTAAAGTTACCGCCGGAACCAGACAAAGGAGAAAATCCCGGAGATTGGAAAGAATATACAGTTACAATTAAGGGGGCTATTTTACCAACAAGTCTTACTTATTTAGGAGACAGCGAATGGGGAAGCGTAGAAGCGTATGGGTTTGCGTATTACCCAGTCATTGCATGGCAACCAATGCCACCAGCTTACAAACCAGGGAGGTAACACCATTGGAAATAACAATCGGAATTTGCACAGATGAAATCAAAGAAATCCTTGTTGAGCACATCAAGACAAAAGGATTTGACGTAACAGAAGATGATATTTCCTTTGTTATTGGGAAAGAAGAAAGCGTAACAGGAAATACAAAGAAAATCAAACACGCACTTATCAGGTGCGACATTCAGATTGAGAGGTGATAAATTGTGAATATTGTTATTCTTTCTGGAAGATTAACTGCTGACCCAGATATTAGAATGGGAACAAATGACACCAAAATTGCAAGATATATTTTGGCTGTCGAGAGAAGAGTGAAAAAGAATACGGAAAGAAAATCAGACTTTATTGCTTGCGTATGTCTTGGAAAAAATGCAGAATTCGCAGAGAAATATCTTAAAAAAGGCACGAAAGTAAATGTGCGTGGAGAATGGCAGACTGGAAACTATACGAACAAAAATGGAGAAAAAGTTTACTCAAATGATTGTCTTGTTGCAGAACATGAATTTGCAGAAAGAAAGAGTCAGTCACCACAAACACAGGAAACAGACACACGACCAGTACCGCCGCCAGAACCTAGTTTCATGGATGTGCCAGATTTAGGCAGTATGGAAGATGAATTTCCGTTTAGTTAGGAGATGAAATGAAAGACTTAATTATAGATTGCTTTGCCGGGGGCGGCGGCGCATCCGTAGGCATTGAAATGGCTCTTGGTAGACCTGTAGACATAGCAATTAACCATGATCCAGATGCAATTCTAATGCATAAGACTAATCATCCCGGAACACTGCATCTGACAGAAGATATTTTCAAAGTAGACTTGCAGAAATATGTTGGAAACCAGCACGTAGCGTTGATGTGGGCTTCACCAGACTGCACAAGCCATTCAAAAGCAAAAGGCGGTCAGCCGAGAAAACAGGGGCTTCGCATTCTTCCATGGGCGGTATATAAACACGCCAAAGCAATTCTTCCGGATGTAATAATTATGGAAAATGTGGAAGAAATTCAGCAATGGGGTCCACTTGATGACAAAGGGCATCCAATAAAAGAAAGAGTCGGAGAAGATTACCGAAAATTTATTTCAGCAATGGAAAGTATTGGATATGAATTTGATAGTCGAGAACTGGTAGCTGCGGATTACGGTGCACCAACAACCAGAAAAAGATGGTATGCGGTATTTCGTAGGGATGGAAAGCAGATAATATGGCCAAAGCCTACACATAATCGTTTTGGCACTAGAGGTCTAAAACAATATGAACAGTGTGGTGATTATATTGACTGGTCAGATTTAGGCAAAAGTATATTTGATCGTTCAAAGCCACTGGCAGAAGCAACACAGAAACGCATTGCAAATGGAATTAAGAAATATATCGTTGATAATCCAGAACCATATATTGTAAAGAATAAAGATGCACTTGCGTTTATCATTCAGTATCATGGAGAAACTAGAGAAGGTGATTCCAGAGGGCAATTACTGACAGAACCGATTAAGACCATTGATACGTCAAACAGATATGGACTTGTAACAGCTTTTATTACGAAATATTACAAGACTGGAATCAGTCAAGGATGTGACGAGCCACTGCATACGATAACAACTTCGCCCGGACACTTCGGTGTGATATCCGCTTTCCTGGTTAAATATTATGGGACAGGATGCGGACAGGTGCTTAATGAACCACTCGGGACTATCACCACAAAAGATAGATTCGGTCTAGTGAATGTTTTGGTTGACATTCACGGAGAGAAATACATTATTTCAGATATTTTTCTCAGAATGCTAAAGCCAGAAGAACTGAAAGTGATGCAGGGATTCCCAAAAGATTACATTATTGATCGGGATTACAAGTGGAGAGATTATCCGATTGCGAAACAAGTAGCAAGAATCGGAAATAGTGTGGTTCCGGTTATGGCAGAAGCACTTGTGAAAGCAAATTGTCCGTACTTGAAAGTTGGAGAACGCAAAGTTGCACCGATGATTTATATGCAAAACAACGGACAGGTAGCGTTTGGATAGGAGTGATTAAATGGTACAAACAGGACAGATTATTTATTTTAGCAATCAGAAAATGATGTGCTTTGATGTTGAATCCATTGAGGATATTACTGAACCACCAGAACAAATAGAAACTACATCGGTTTATGGCGAGACAAGAACGTATGTGCCGGCAATAATGAATCCAACAACTCTTTACGTTACTGGAAAGGAAATTGTAAAACTTGATCCAACAACCATGAAACGCATTGCCAGATATAATCTTGAAGAAGAGAATAAATCTCTTTTAGAAGAAATCGCAGAAAGAAAAAAAGGTTATTGATGATCTTGAACAGAAAGAACAGGTTTTGCGTGACAGGTTCAAAAAAGCAATATCTACTTTCAAAGAAATTATGGAACATGGTTACTGTGAAGATGATGACGAAGATGAGTATGAGAGTGAATGGGAGTGATGCCGGTTGGATTATAAAAAGCTTAGACAGGCAAAAGCTATTGAAGCAACGAATCGAAAAAGACTTCTGAAAATCAATCCAAAGCTTGACGATGGGAGCGGAATATATTTTTTAACCAGAACTGATGAAAACGAAATCCCATACTTTTATATAGGGCAGGCAGTACATATAATTCAGAGGATGTGTTCACATCTTACTGGGTATCAGCACATTGATTTATCAATAAAGAAAAGAGGATTTTACAGCAAAGAAAATCCGTATGGGTGGAAAATAAATTTTATCCATTATCCAGTAGAACAGCTTGATAAAATGGAACAGTATTGGATATTGGAATACACAAAAAAAGGGTACCAATGCCGATACAATAAAACGTCTGGAAGCCAAGGAGAAGGAAAAGAAAAAATCAATGAATTTCGCCTAGCAAAAGGTTATAGAGATGGACTTCAACAAGGCAAGAAAACACTTGCAAGAGAGTTGAAGCACATTATTGATACTCACTTAAATGTATCAATCAGACCAGAAAAAGCAAATAGCAAAGTATCTATTAAGGCGTTGGAAAAATTCAACGACTTACTCAACGAAGAAAACTATCACTGATTCTAACACACCAGTAGTTCTACTGGCTAAATTCCAAAGATAAAAAATAAAAAATGAAAGGAGCTTGCCTTCAGCTGACGTAAGGGTGCACCGGGCTTCTTTTGAAAATGAAATTAAAGTGTGAAATATATCGTGATTCTATGCAGAACTATAAAAAATACGCAATTCCAAGAGCGCAACTCGTAATTGCTGACGTACCATATTGTATAGGCAGCAATTTCTATGGTAGTAGATGTGATTGGTATATTAATGGAGACAACAAGAACGGAGAAAGTAAACTTGCCGGTAAAGCAGCTTTTAATTCCGATTTCAATTTCAATCTGTATGAATACTTCCATTTTTGTTCAAAAATGTTGAAGAAAGAACCAAAAAAGGCAGGAGCAAGAGGAAGAAGTTCAGATGCACCATGCATGATAGTGTTTTGCTCGTTTGAACAGATTCAAACTCTGATTAATGCGGCGGCGAAACATGGTTTCATTCACTATATACCACTTGTGTTTATTAAAAACTACAGTCCACAGGTGCTTAAAGCAAATATGCGTGTGGTAGGCGCTACAGAATATGCTCTTGTATTCTACAGAGATAAACTTCCAAAATTCAGAAATGGAGCGCAGACAGATGAAAACGGAAAGACTATTCGTGGAACTGGAAAGATGGTTTTTAACTGGTTCCAGTGGGAAAAAGACGGAAAGGACATTCCGAAAATTCATCCAGCACAGAAACCAGTAGCAGTTCTAAAACGACTGATTGAAATATTTACTGACCCTGGGGATGTGGTAATTGACCCTTGCTGTGGAAGTGGTAGCACATTGAGAGCCGCCATGGAACTTGGCAGAAGTGCATACGGATTTGAAATTGACAGAAATTTTTATAACAGAGCAAAAAACGAAATGCTTGTTTTTGAAAAATATAGTCAAATGAGCATAGGAGATTTTATATAAGGAGCGTGATTGAATGTCAGGAAACACAAACGAATGCGTAATTGAGTGGATTCCCGGAAGAGATTATGTAGGGCTTACTGCTAAGAATGGGAGCACCTGGAAGAATAGATGTGAGGAATTAGAAAAGGAATTTCCAGACGATGTGAAAATTCTTGCCAGAAACAATGATGGATCTATTTTCGCTCACTTGCCATATTCCTACATTAAAATCAATCCACCAAGGAAATATTCCGATGAAGCGAAAAAGAAAGCTGCGGAAAGATTAAATAAAATGCGTGCAGAAAAAAGTAATACTGCGGAAGAAAATCCGTTTTGCCTATGAATTACCGTCAGAGGAAATATAATGAGGGGCAATCTGCTAGAAATGATATTTACAGATTTCTTGTCAAGTATTTTGAGAAACACGGATACATGCCTTCTTACGAAGAAATCATGGATGGAACAGACCTCACAAAGTGTACCGTCCAGAGACATATGCGGCAATTGGAGATGGATTCTCTGATTGCCACAGAACATCCGGGAATATCGAGAGCGTACCGTTTGACAGAATACAGATACGAAAGGAAGAAACATGGGAAGCAAATTAAAGATGAAAGCACCAAAGAAAAATAGGGTGTTGGAATGTGACAATCAGATGTCGCAGGCATTCGCCAGAGCCATGCAGAATTCACGTAAAGAGCTGGAAGTCATGCAAGATCAAGCCTATAACGATGGCTTTAATACTGGTGATGACTGGGCGAATACAATCAATTCCGTAACTACGATGTTGGCATTAAGAAAGCTGCATGGATTTTCAACCAAAAGACTTTTGGATGTAATCAATTGTGCAAATGATTTTGTGGGACAAGCGAACCGTGGCGAAAGAAGCTTTATGAGCATGATTGAGGAACTGGAATCTGAAACAGATGTGAGAATCCCAGATTTTAATAAAGAATTGGTTAGAAGATTTGGAGCGTAGTGCTATGAAAGTATGTTGGTTTAGTACAGGAATAAGCAGTTTTGTAGCGTGTTATCTAGCAAAGGATGTTGATGAGATTATTTATACTCACGTGTCGAATCAGCATCCCGACAGTCTAAGATTCTTACATGATTGCGAGAAGCTGTTGGGGAGAAAGATAACGATAATTCAGTCAGAGCAATATTCCAGTGTGGATGATGTGATCGAAAAAACCAGATGTATCAACGCTCCATTCGGGGCACCTTGTACAGATAAATTAAAGAAAAGGGTTCGCATGAAATGGGAGCGTGAGCACCCAGACCATCACATCTATGTATGGGGATACGACCTGAACGAAAAGAATCGCGCAGACAGAGTATGCGAAGCGTTGAGCGATTACGAACATGAATTTCCATTGATTGAACATGGATTGACTAAACAGGAAGCGCATGGAATAGCAGACAAATTGGGATTGAAACGTCCGATCATGTACGATTTAGGCTATCCACACAATAACTGCGTAGGATGCCTGAAAGGAGGAATGGGTTACTGGAATAAAATCAGAGTTGATTTTCCAGAAGTATTTGAGCGCAGAGCCAGACAAGAGCGAGAAATTGGTCATAGCTGCATAAACGGTGTATTCCTGGATGAATTAGAGCCAGACAGAGGAAACATAAATACAGAAATCATAGAGGACTGCACAATAGCATGTCAGTTGCTTACATGGGGAAAGTGAGGACAAAAAATGAGAAAGTACACAATAAACCTTCCAAGAGAACTGGAAGTAGATATTTTCAATCTGCCAGAGGACTTCAAAGAGCAGGTTGAGCAGGCATTCAGAGAGTATACATCTGGAACAGCAAAAGCGTATATGTACGCTGACAAGTTAGGATTTATTGACCGTTGCGTAGAATGCCTGAACGGTAATGAGGATTCAGATAAGGTTGTAAATTCACTGGTTGAAGAAGCGATGATTGCCGAATGGAGAAATAATGGTGAAATTATTAAGGAAGATGATATATACAGTTTTGAATTTATGGAAGATTGCTACAAGAAAGGAAAGGAAGATGCAAAACTGGACTCTCATTTCGGAACTGACGATCATCACATTTACGATCAGATTCAGAAAGTTCTGGTGCAGGTAATTACAATTGTGATGAATTATGAAGATAAGGAGGACACAAAATGTTAATCAGAAGTCAGGATAAAACAGCGCTGGTAAAGTTTGAAAACATTGTAGTTAATCTAAAACTCCCAGATTCATTGAATGTTATATGTTGGAGTTTGCAGGATGCACAGAGAAGTGGAGGATATTTTATTTTAGGAAAATATTCCACCAAAGAAAAAGCCATGAAGGTACTGAATATGATTCAGGAAGCCTATGGAGATTCGGAATACACAAGATATGTAATTCCAGAAGTATGTAGGATATTAAGTATGAAGCCAAAAACGGAAGAAAACAAAGCACATGCGGGAGAACTTGGAGAAATGCTCAAAAAAGGAATGACGTTCCAGATGCCAGAGGATAGTGAGGTGGAAGTATGAGCAGAGTACGAAACAGATTAGAGCAGTACAAAACTGAGATAGAAAATAAATCACAGTATAAGCATGGGCTTCCAGGGAGCACACTGAATATTGTAAATACTCTTTTGAATGATCTGGAACAGGATGAGAAAGAAAACGGATGGATTCCAGTCAGTGAGAGATTACCGGAAGAACATGATTCTATATTTGCAAAATTCAAAGGGACAGATAACTGGAAAAGAGGAATGTTCGAAAAAACATCTAAATATGTGATTGCTACAGTTGTATTTGACGATGGAACAGTATTGGTAGAACAGGTGCATACTACTGATGGAATTTGGAGAACGGATAAAAAAGTTTTAGGCGGAACAGTAGTTGCATGGATGGATTATCCAGAACCATATAAGGAGGACTGAACATGGAAATATCAATTTTCAAAAAGGACGGCAAGACCTACACCAGATTCAAGATCATGTTAAAAGAGTTTAAATCTTGGAAAGGTCTGCTGATAAAGTGTGGCATTGATACATCAGAGCCGGTCAAGAAAAACAGCAGATACATTTATTTTGAAAAGGAAGGCGACTGGATTAATGGGAAAATGTAAGTTAGACTGTCCGGACGGCGAAACAGAGTGTTGCATCTACTGTACCAATCAGGATTCCTGCCAGTGCAGATGCGATGATATGGACAGTTATGAATATGCGGAGGAGTGTGAGGATTATGAGGTTGATTAATGCAGATAAACTGAAAGAAGCAATTAATAGTTCTTTAAACACAGGGAGAGAAACATTTAGCCCGGAAATTATATGTGAAGCTGTTGACGAACAGCCGACAGCTTTTGATGTGGACAAGGTTGTTGGTGAGTTGAAAAGAGATAAATTCATTGAATCGGAATGTATTTTATCTGATGTGCATCAAGGATACAATGCTGGACTGAGCAGGGCGATAGAAATTGTGAAAGGCGGTGGAGTAGATGGCAACTAAACCGATTTTATTCAACACCCAAATGGTTCGAGCAATTCTGGACGGAAGAAAAAGCTGTACCAGAAGAATTGTAAAACCGCAATGGGAAGAGTGCCCGAATTGCAAATATGTTCACAACGAATACATATATGATAACCTGGCAGAGAACGTATACTGTGCAAGATGTGGTTATCCGTTGGAGCCGGAAAGAAGATCGCCATATCAGCCGGAAGATATCCTGTATGTTCGTGAGACTTGGCACAGATATACAAAGCGGGTTGGAAAAGGTGAAGGGTGCCATCTGGAAGAACACTATGGATATAAGGCTAGCATTGCAAATTCTGAAGACGCAGAAGAGCCGTGGAAACCATCAATCCACATGCCGAAAAAAGCTGCTCGTATCTGGCTGAAGGTTACGAATGTGAGCGTGGATCGGTTACAGAATATCACAGAAGATGGCGCAAAAGCAGAGGGAGCAAATTGGAAGAATGGAAAAAACGTTGGTTGGGAAGAAAAAATGTGGCGTACAGCGATAGAAAGATTCGCTAAAATTTGGGATTCCACCATTAAGAAATCAGACCTTGATCGCTACGGCTGGAATGCGAACCCGTGGGTCTGGGTGATCGAGTTTGAGCGGTGCGAAAAACCGAAGGAGGTGTGATATGAGAGAAATTCTTTTCAAGGCAAAGAGCGTTTATGATGGAAAATGGGTTGAGGGATATTACCTAAGAGATCAATATCACATAGGGGGGGAAGGACATTATTTTTTATCGGAAGGATTCAGATCTGTTTACAGTATATACCAATATAATTGATATAGAAACCCTCTGTCAGTTCACAGGTCTGACCGACAAGAACGGGAAGAAAATTTGGGAGAACGATATTGTTAATCATAACGGAGAATATGCCCCGGTAAAATTTGGAATGTATTGTTCGAGTTTTGATTACGGAAGCTATAATTTTGGATTTTATGTTGATTTTCCAGAAGAGACATTTTACAGAAAAGAACTTGGATATTGGCACAGAAAGATTGAAACTGCCGGAAACGTGTTTGACAACCCAGAATTATTACAGGAGGAATCAGATGAGTAAAGGCAAGGACATTTCAACCATGTTTACGAAAGAGGAAAATAAAAAAATGGAAGACTTGGGTATGGACTGGCTACAAGAGAAAAAGATACTATCATTAGTCTTTCACAATATGGAGCATTCTTGCAGAAAAGAGGTAAGAGAAGATGAGTAAGTCAGTATTAGTGATGGAAACACCAGAAGATTGTGAATCATGTGTTTTACACGGTGGAATATTCCATTCTTTTTGTAAAATAAATTGTAGATATATCGAAGACTTAAGCTCAAAGCCAGATTGGTGCCCGCTTATGGACTTGCCGAAAAAAGACAATGGAGATTATCCAGCCAATACGTCTGATGCTGGCTTTGCGGAGGGATGGAACCAGTGTATTGATGAGATTACAGGAGGAAATGCAGATGATTGATTTAAGAAATACATGTATCTTGGTTAAGACAAAAGAAGAAAACGAAATGATTCTCAAAGAAGCTGAGAAGCAGGGATTTTATTGGTATGGAAAAGACCATTGTGAGCCATTACGAACACAATATTTTCCGGACATTTTAAAATTTTATGAACATGATATAACTTATGCGGCAAGTGCCAGATCAGACTTTGCTTTCTGTGAGGCATCAGAACTTCTAGGGATAAAAGAAATGACAGTAAGAGAGTTTATTGAGCGGATTGCAAATACTGTACACAATTGTAGCGAATCTAAATGTTCAGAATGCGTATTGGGCGAAACGAATACTAAGTGTAATAGGTACTTGTGTAATATACATAATTGGGAAAATAATATAGATGAACTTCTTAAAATTTTAAAATCAGGGAAATCCATAGTTTGTACACCAGAAGAGAAAGCAATTAGCATTCTTGAAAAATTTATCAAGAATCCAGACCGTACAGCAGTAAATTATGAATTTGTAGATGCGTTGAAACTGGCGGTGGAGAAATTGAAAGAGGTGAAATAGATGACTGATGAAATTTTTAATCTTATGGAATGTTTTTCCGGGAGCTATATAAACAGATTTGGAGAAATAATTCTTTCTGAAAAAGGAAATGTATATTTCACAGCAAAGAATTGTACCGATAAAGAAGATATTATCTGCAAGCTACTTGAATGGTGTTCAAGGCCAATGGCAAAAGGAGAGCCGTACAGTTCGCACAAAAGAAATAATGAATGGAGAGAACAACTGATATCAAGCCTTAACAGATATCTGGGTACAAACTTTGGCCAAGAGGATATGTACTGGATTTACGATCAACTTGGAAATGCTGTAAATCATAAACTGACATTAAGGTTCATTAGAAGTGATTTCAATATGGCAATTATATATCAAGAAGTAAAAGAGGCGAAGTAGATGGAGGAACTCAAAAATGAAATTTAAAGAATTCGTAAATTGGTGTAATGAAAGAGCATTTGATGGATGCTGGGGAATGCTAGAAGCAATAGCGTGTATTAATTTAATAAATGAGATTATGAAAATCCAATTTTGGAAAAGAGAAAAATTCTGGAAAGAAAATTATGAGCAACAGGTATTGGAAGAGATTATTAATCCGATAGAGAAGAAGTTGGAGGAGATGAAGAATGGACGTTAAAGAAGCCAAAGAAATATTATCCGATATGAGAGACCAGCATTTGCAGTTCATTGACGGAGCCGAAAATACTGGGACATGGGGCGAAAAATTTTTAAAAGAAGCATGGGCGTGTGATTCTGGCGCAAAGGCTCTTACCGGATTAATCACAGGGATAAAGATTGATAAAGGCGTTATCGCAGATAGTATTCAGCAATACGGCAAAAATAATCAAAGCACAGTCTGTATGGAAGAATGCGCCGAGCTTATCCAAGCAATCAGCAAGGCAAAACGTGGAAAAATCAACCGTGATAACATGATAGAAGAAATTGCAGATGTGTTGATCTGCATCGAAATGCTAAAGCAAATGTACATGATATCCGATGAGAAAATTAATAAGTGGATTGAAAAGAAACAGGCGAGAGAAGTAGAAAGGATGGAGAAGAATGAATAAATGTTGCGCTAGTCAAGATGGGATATGTCGGAATGCCATTCTTTTTGGAACAATATGCGATGGTTACAAAGAAAGATGCAGATTAAGACCAACTTATAACATTATCGAACAAACAGTGAAGAATTACCAGAACAATTTAAGAAAAATATTTGGAGCGGAGGATTAATCATGAATAAGAAAGAAATCGCAGAGATCAAGAAACAGTTTACACCAGCAAATTGTTCTATTACACGCATTTGTGGTTGTTATGTGGATGCAGAAAAAAATAAGAAAACCAAAATTAAAGAAGCTTTCCTTTCCCTTCCAGAGGAAGAAATGTTTAAGTATTTTGACATTTTCAAGAAAACCATGTCTGGCAGACTTGGAAAGAACCTTATGAACTTTGATTTTCCATTAGCACAGGAAAAAGAGGGTGGAACACAGGAATTTCTTATGCGGATCAGAGCAAGTAAACTTAAAGATGATGAGCTTTTGGACGAGTTCTACGACAAAGTGATTGAAAATTACGATTATAACGAAAATTACTACATAGTTCTCATTCATGCAGTATATGACATTCCCGGAAAAGCTTCTGATGGAACCGAAATGCACGATGCATCAGAAGAAATTTATGAACACATTCTGTGCAGCATTTGTCCAGTAAATCTTTCAAAGGCTGGGCTTAGCTATGATGTGGCTGAAAATAACATCAAAGGCAGAATTCGTGATTGGGTAGTCTCAAGACCAGAAACAGGATTCTTATTCCCTGTATTCAATGACAGAAGTACTGATATTCATGGAACTTTGTATTTCAACAAAAACATAAAGAATATTCATCCAGACTTCATCGAAAACGTTCTTGGCACACCAATTCCACGTATACCCGGCAATGAGATCAATGTCTTTTCAGATTTTATCATGGACAATTTCGAAGGAAATACAACATTCAATTTCACTGAAAGCCTAATTGAATCTTTGCAGGAAGTAAGAGAACAGAAGAAAGACAGCCCGGAGATGATAACTGTATCATGTGACGAAATGGAACAGATTTTTGAATATTGCGGAGTTCCAGGCGAGAAGTTATCAGATTTCAAGGAAAACTGGGAAACGTATTTCAGTAATGAGCCTGCTGCACTTGACAATATCCACAATTCAAAAACTGCAAAAATTGTAACACCAGATGCAACAATCTGCATCCAGCCGGATAAAATTGCTCTGATTGAATTGAAAGAAATAAACGGCGTTCCATCTCTTGTGGTTCCGGTAAATGGAGAACTGAAAATCAATGGAATTGAAGTTGAATTAAAATAAACACTTTTTAAAAATCCAGAGATTGGAGAAAGGAATTTCAAAATTGGCAAATAAAAGAATGTTCACAATGAAAATTGTTGATACAGATGCTTTCCTTGATATGCCGTTATCAACACAATGTCTTTATTTTCATCTAAACATGAGAGCGGACGATGATGGATTTATTGGAAACCCAAAGAGGATTGAAAAAATAATAGGTGCTAATGATGATGATTTGAAGCTTCTGATTGCCAAGAGATTTGTTATCTTGTTTGATGATGGCGTGATTGTTATTAAGCATTGGAGAATGCACAACACCCTGTCTAGAGACAGATATATAGAAACTTCATACACTGACGAAAAAAAGAAACTGCTATTGAAAGATAACGGAAGTTACTCACTGACAAATGGAAATTCTATTGATGATACCAAACTAATAGAGCGTTCAAACAGGCAGACGCAGAAAAGACGCAAAATAGACGAACAAAAGACGCACTCAGATAAAGATATAGGTTTAGATAAAGATTTAGAATTGGATTTAGATACAGAATTAGATAAAGATAAAGAAAAAGATATAAATGATTTAATAGTATCTAAAGATACTATTCGTCAGACTGACGTCCAACGAATCATTGATGAATGGAATACTCTGGAAGAATTTGGTATCACTCCTGTAAAAAGAATGACACCAAAACGAGAACAGGCAGTAAAAGCTAGAATCCGTCAGAACCATATGGACGATATCTTAGAAGCCATTGAAAACATTCGCCATAGCAGCTTCTTACAAGGGCAAAATAAAAATGGCTGGATGGTTACGTTTGACTGGTTCTTAAAGCCTGGAAATTTCGCAAAAGTATTTGAAGGGCAATACGCAGACAAGTCTACGAATAGACCATGCAGCTACATGGAGAAAATCCAAAACAGGGTAAGCGAGGTGGATAATTGGGTATGACAAGAGAAGAATGGGCGGTACTGGTAAAGGCAATGAAAGCTGTGTACACTTCTCCATCATTTCTGCCAGATCAATATGCTTTTGATACTTGGTACGGACTTTTGAAAGACCTAGATTACAAGCTTTTAAGTTTTGGGTTGAAGAAATATATGCAAACTGAATGGAAAGAACCTACAATAGCTGCATTACGGCAATGCGCGCAGAGCCTTGCGCCACAGTCTGACGAACTGAACGAAACAGAAGCTTGGAATCTGGTATCAAGGGCAATTTGGAACTCTATATACCATGCGGAAGAAGAATTTTCTAAACTTCCAGAAATAGTTCAGAAAGCAGTATCAAGTCCGGGGCAGTTAGAAGAATGGGCGAAATCAGGGAATATAGATGGCACATGGTGGAGTGTAGTTCAGTCTAATTTCCAAAGGACTTACCGGGCAGAAGTACAAAGAGAACAAGAACGAAGAAAACTAAGTCCAGACCTTTTAAAAATTATAGATACTGCCAGATTGGGAGGTGCGGAAAATTGCCAGATAGAAAACCATGGAGAGAATTAAAAAGCACTGAAATTATAGGCTTAAAGCGGAGACAATGCTCAAAATGCGACTATTACAGCAAGAGCGAAAATGCATGGAGTACAAATGCAACCTGTGATTATATCTTGATCGAAGAACATAGCAGAGGATGTGATCCGAGGGATTGTGTTAAAACTGGTATCTTCAAGAAAAAATCGAGAGGAAAATCAAGAGTAAAGCGAGTGATTTTATGAGGAAGATTAGCGAAATGTATAAGCGGTCTGGCGGTACAGCTTATCAGCATATCTGTTCCGATTGCAGATTCTTCTATGGTGATAAGCATCCGCGGTGTTTACAATACGAACTGGAAATTGATTGGAACCCAGATTATATAGCTTGCAAATTTTACAATCTGGAAGAATCTCAGATTGATGGACAGGTCAATATATTTGATTTGTTGTGAAATATGATAATTGTTTTGACCAAAACGGCTAAAATTAATTTTTATGATATTCGTGAATATTGTTATGGTTAAAACAAAATAAGCGCTTAAAATCAAAAAAACAGGCTATCAATAGAAAGGAGGAACAGGAACCGCCGGCCGGCAAAAGGAATTCCCGGTTCCTCCTAAATTTTATGGATGAAATATTGAAATATGCTATTGAGAATGGTATTATAAATCCTGCACATGTACTTGAAGAAATACAAATGAAGAAAAATGAAGAAATATTAAAAAAATATAAAATATGGCAGGGAAAAAACAATAATTGGTATACTTATATTTATACAGAAAAAAATTCTAGAAAGCTAGTGAAAAGAAGTAGCCGAAAGGGAATTGAAGATTATATTATTGCTTTCGAGAAAGAAAAAACAGAAAAACCTAAAACATTTATGGATGTTTACGAGCATTGGATAGAAATTCAAAAAGAATTTGTGACGGATAACACTTTGTATAAGTATTCTACAGATAGAACACGTTATTTTGAAAAAAAAGAATTTACGGAAAAAGAAATTGAGAAAATGACAGAAGAAGATATAAAGGTATTCATTGTCAGAACTGTAAAAGATCAAAAACTTTGCAAAAAAGCGTGTAAAACTTTGTTTGGATATATCAAAAACACAATAGATAGTGCAAGGTCACAACATTTATTGAATTATGATCCTATGGAATTTCTTTCACCTAAAATATTTTATAAATACTGCACGGAGATAGAAAAGCCTTCAAGTCATAATACAATATCAGACCATGAACTTAAACTAATTATTAATCGCTGCAAAAAGGATTTTGATGAACAGCCAGAATACATTCCCTCATACGCAGTATATTTTGCAAGTCTCACAGGGATGAGAGTTGGAGAAATTTCGGCTTTAAAATGGGAAGATATAAATGAAAATTATATATCTATTAATAAATCAGAAAAATACAATAGAAATACAAAAGAATACTATATAGGAAAAACAAAAAATCAAATGAACAGATGGTTTCCTATGACTGGCGAAATTCGAAAACTTTTAATGAAATTAAAATCAGCAGAAATCAGCAATGGGTATATTAGTGAATGGTTGTTTTCAAACGAAAATGGAAGGGTTCATGCTCCTGTAATATCGTCATGCTTAAAAAACAAATGCAGGCAGGAAGGAATAGAAGAAAGAGGAATTCATGCATTTAGAAGAACAATAAATTCTAAACTAAGGTGCAATGGAGTATCTGCCACTGTTGCTGCATCGCTACTCGGGCATACCGAAGAAGTTAATGAAAAATATTATACATTTGATGTTAGCTCTTTGGAAGAAAAAAATAAAATTGTGTCAAAAGTGCAAAGGATTGGATGAATAAGAACATAGGTTCTGATTACCTTTTTGGTTACCTTTGATTACCTCAAGTCTGGAAAGCCTTTAAAATCAAGGGTTTACGGATTAAAACGCGAGCCGTGAGGTCGCAGGTTCAAATCCTGTTGCCCCGATTTATGCAGTAAAATCAAGGGTTTGCGGACTTGGTATGAACGAGTGTTCTGATTACCTTTGATTACCTTTTACAAAAAGTACATATGAAAGGGAAAAGTACATGTGCAAAATAATAAAATCGCAGAGATGCGATTATTTTTTTTGCCTTTTTTCTGAAATTGTGTTATGTTCAAGAAAATGGAGGGCGAAATATGCAGATACACACAGCCTATGATGTAATGAAGGAGTTTCTAATAACTGATGCAGACCTTGAAGGCAAGTACGGAATCCCGAAAATTCCAAAGACTTTTATCCATCCAGGGAAAGATACTGTAGACTTTGCGGAGAGTTTCAGTAGAAAGATAAAGAACCACCGGGAACTGGATGTAAATTTCTATGTGGACGATGTACAGTTTCAAAGATTATGGAATCAGCCAGACAAGTATATAGAGCATTTAAAATGTTTTCACGCAGTCATTATGCCGGATTTTAGCATATCAGTTGGCAAGAATGGAATGCCGCTGGTAATGTGCCTGTGGAATAAATACCGCAATCATGCGTTGGCACATTATATGATCTTGAATGATATTCCAGTAATTCCGAACGTAAACATACTGCCAGAATACTGTTGGGACTGGTGCTTTGATGGACTGCCAGAGGGAAGCACAGTTGCCTGTTGCACCAATGGAAGAGTAAAGAGCAAGGCAGCACGGTTGGAATTTTGCGTTGGTTTCAAGGAAATGGAACGCAGATTGAAGCCACTTCGAGTTATCATTGTTGGAAGAATCCCGGAAGAATTGGAAACAGACACGGAAATTATAAACTTTGAAACCAGGAATCAGAAAATTAACAAGGAGGGTATGAATGGGAACAACAACTGACAATTACCAGAGAAAGAAAAAACTTTCAAAGTCCCAAATGAAGAGGACGGAACGTTTAGAGAAATCATCACACAGAAGATACGGAACACGGAAGAAAGAAGAGTTAAATAAATTGTGAATTTTGAATCATTCAGAACTTTACTCTATAGAAATATTTGTGTAAAATTAAAATTTAAGTGGTAACTAGAAAATGCGAGAATTTTTCTGGTTGTCACTTTTTTTCTGGATTTCCTTGATTTTTGGCTGCCAAAATGATGTTGGAATTTGGATATCATTCACAAGTTAGTTGCAACTATTGAAGTCTTGAACAGCTGCGGTTATTTATTACCACAAATCAACCAGGGACAGCGCCTGGAGCCGATACCACGCCGAACCGATGAAGCCGGGACGCTGCCAGGAATGATTGAACGTCAACAAAGCCGACCGCCGGCCGTATCTCTGGCAGATCAGAACCAACCGCCCACAGATAATAGATCATAACAGCAAATTGCATATAATGCAGTAATAAAAATACAATAATACTCTTGCAAAATAAGCCTTAAATGGCTTGTAACGTATTTAGCCTATACTTTATTGACTACGATTATAAAACGCCTTAAAAAGACAAATACGGCGTTATACAAGCATATCACAATATAGTCGTATAGTCCTAATTGATATATGCCCGGACAGCTGCGACAGATCACCGGGAAGCCTGGACAAGCTACGCACATAAGCGGACAAAATGCACCAATTTACACGGTACGCAAATAAAGCATAGCTGCACATAGCTATACAAGACTATTATACATCTATAGCCACAGACAGTCAATAAAGAATGCAACGCGTTTAAAGGCTCATAAACGGCTTATAATTCAACAGTGGCATAAATCCCCATTAACAGCATTAAAAGCTATTTACGGCTAAAATATCGCGTTAATTGATTGATTTATGGTATTAACTTTGCAAGGTATATCTGGCAGAATGCCAAAAAACCGCTTGCACGCCGTGAACGTGCTGCCGGACTGGATACCGGGAAGCGGTAAAAAATCAATCAGTTATACCTAAATATTCCATAGTTTTTTTATCAATCTCTTTCCCGGTAATAGTTGGGGAATAAATACTTTCTAAAAATTCTATGTAATTGTCTAGCTCATCAACAGAAAGTGTTATTAATTTATTAAATATTTTATCACTCATGTTTTTATCTTTCTCCCCTTCACCCTGGGAGCCAGGATATAAAAAAGACTTTCCCTATTATTTAAAAGTCATTTTTGTAACGCCCGGAAGACTGCGGAAAAATTCCCGGCGGTCGTAATCATCATTAATCTTAAATTGTATGTCGCTTGTGGGGATGATCTCGCTCCCGATAAGCTCCATACAGGAGAGTTGTAAACAGCCCTCTTTTTTTGTTGATCTGTGCAGTGCGTACCGCATTACAGACTTTTTACCGTCCAGGCGCTTTACTGGGGACATATCCCAATACACTAATTTGATAACGCCGACAGCAACAGCCGTGAAGATTTCCATTGCTTCCTTTTCAGCTTTTCTGTTGATTGTATCAACTGTGGAGAAATCGCCGCTTTTTATGGCGGCGATTGTCTGTGCTTGCGTGGCTTTCTTGATTGTTACCATTTTAAAGCCCTCCATAAGTTTTATTTGTTTTGTAACATTTATTCCAAAATTCAACGACTTTTTCCGCTTCTTTTTTTGTGCTGCAAATATTCGCGGAAGTAATGCCGGGTATTTGCAAGGAAAATAATAAATTGTCAGAGCTTGAGACCCGAAGAACAGAAGCAAAATTTTTATTGTCTGTGCGTGTTGAAATTGCTATGTAATGATATTTCATGCTTTAGGCCTCCATTTCTTTATGTGCTTCGTCAAAATCTTCTTCGAGATCGTCCAGTACTTCAGAAATTGCGAACCCTAATAAGTAACAACGGATTGTTACGTCTGCCCATTCTGCGCCCTTTTCAATAACGTTTATGTTATTCTGTCCGAACTCGTCAAGAGCTTCTTCGAGCAGGCCCCAGTTGTGCGCTATGCTTTCTTCTGCCTTGTAAGCATTGCAATAGTAAGAGCCGCTTGCATTGCCTGTTACGCTGTCTTCTGTCCAAAGTTCATCATTCAATTTTTCTTTCAGTTCTTCCAGGCTGTCAAAGTCTGTAAAATTAATTTCACTATCAATATAATTTTTAATATCTTCTTTTACTGCTTCCAGATAATTGTATTTTGTCATTGCTTTTCACCATCACCCCTGCTATAATGGGGGTGCCTTTCTTTTTTTTAGTTTGGCGCCCGGTTTGGTTTGGAAGTCGACCGGGCTTTTTTATTTTGTCCAGGAACTAGAATTTTTCAATTAATCGGTGCCGGCTCCCTATGTCCTCATTGTGTTGAGTGGTTCGGGCGGTTCCGGTTGTTTGTTTCTTGTGTTCCTTTGTTGATATTATAATACCACATATAATGCACTTATACAATATGGAATAATAACTAAATAATGCACTTATATAGTGGCGCTTAATTGTGCATTGTGTATAATGCACTTATATTATTGACAATATAATGCACTTATGATATTATCATTATAAAAAGGAGGGCTTACAATATGGAAGAATTAAAGACAACAGAAGCACAAAGAAAAGCCGTTAGAGAATACGAGAAGAAGAACGACCGTATAAATATAATATTTCCAGCTGGTACAAAAGAAAAAATGAAAAAGCTAGGAATCGAAAAGCCAAATACATTTATAAAGGAAGTAATAGCGGCAGAGCTTGAAAGAATGGAAAAATATAAAAAATAATGCACTTATATTATTGACAATATAATGCACTTATGATATTATAAAGACAGTTAAAGAAGAACAGCACAGCCCCAGACAGGGGGCAGATCAGGAGGGAAAATATGAAAGTAAATGAAATGCGCGGAAATCAATTCCTTCCGGGAAACTGTATTTACAGACCGGAGAATTACCCGGAGGACTGGCGGGAACGCCTAGAAGCTGGTGAAGCTATCAGCTACGAAGAGGACGGCAAGCAGTGTCAAATATGGTTAGAGGAAGAAGAAGAGGAAGAATAAAAATAAAGCCCTAGGAAATTATCCCGGGGCTTTTAATATGCTTATTTGTGGCGGCGTAACGACAATCGAGGGGTTAACAGCCCCACCGCCGAAGCTGTTAAGATATTAATAGCACAGGTTTTTAATTTTTGTCAAGAAAAATATTTTTTTATTTTTGGTCTTGACTTTCTGGAAAACTTAGAGTAACGTTATTATCAACGACGGTCGCGGGAACTCATGGAGGGGTAGTTGAGCGAAAATCGTCTGTACCTGAACAGAATAAAACAGTATCTAACAAACCAGATCAGCCAGGCATTAAAGCCCGGTAATGGTCTGGTTTTTATTATGTCTAAATGTATTATATATAATATATCTTTTACCCCTCCATAGATTCCTAAGGCTAGAGTTTATTAAAAGATATGCTATACAGTACCGTATAATAATATATAAGATATAAATATAAATAAAGATTATAATACAATGCCCTAATTATAATTTATTAATTATTGACAAAATAAATGGTTTTATTTTATGCAAAATTAAATTTGACAAGATATTAAAAACTGTGCTAAGGTATCAGCAACAAAGAAAACAGAATATTTTTTTAATTTGAGTTTTAGAGAATGTACCCGAACACCCGGAAGTTTTCCGGGAATAAGCTTTACCCGGTGACATTCTCTTTTTTATTTGTAAATTAACGTGTTAAAGTGAGGTGATAACATGAAAGATAATACGGTAAATATACAAGACGTAGATATCTATTTAGATAATATTAATATATATGCTGATGAATATATAAATACTGTATTATGTATATCACCAGATAACGAAAACTATAAGAAAGAAGTATCAGATAGCTTTGTAGATATGATTTTTTATATTGCAGATCATATACAAAAGCCAAGTAATGACAATATAGAGCTATTAGATAAAATGTTTAATACTTATGTGAGATTATGCAGTAAATATCATGTATTGCCAACATTAGAAGTATTTAGCTTTTTAGTTGGGATTAATCGTACAACGTTTACTGACTGGATGAATGGAGTGTATAGAACAAACTCGTCACATGGTGACACGGCTAAAAAATGGTTTGATATTTGCAAAAATTGTGCAATTAATAGACTGCATAACCAAACCGGAACAAATGCGAATTTGATATTTGTTGCAAAAGCCGCCTACGGAATGGCAGAAACTGCACCGGTGCAAGCTACACAACAGTATGGCGTACCACAGCAGACCGCGCAGCAGATCGCAGAGAAGCACAAAGCCGCTTTACAGCTTCCAGAGATGGAAAAGCCGGAGCTTTAAAGTCTGGAAGAGTACAGAATCGGTAAAAATGTACATGGTGGACGGACAAAAGGCGGTAAATGCACGGAATTGTGCATAATGTACAGGAATGATGGTTGTAATTGTGCAGGATGTATAGCGATCTATAAAGAAAACGAGAGTTTGTCGTATAGATACATATGTTCGGACACAGAAAAGCCATATTTTCCTTTGATTACCGCCGAAGGCCTACGACAAACAGCGACCAGGCAAGGGCAGCGGTTCCCATGGGGCGGCGGGCTGACTTGCCAGCGTCCGCACTGGATGACCGGGAGGGGGTTATATATAGACCTCTGGCCAGCGTAGTCAGTAACTCAAGCAAAGAACCTATTGTATTTTGTCCTACATATATAAGGAATGATTATATGGCAAAAGGAAGACCAACAACAGACCCAAAGGGAGATTCAATAAGAATCAGAATTAACGATGACATGAGAAAACGCCTTGAAAAGAAATCATTTCAGACAGGTCAAAGTATTTCTCAGATCATACGCAATTTAATAACGGAAAACTTGAGTTAAAAATTTTCCAAAAAACAAAAAAGAGTTCCCTATGGCAGAGATAGTGATTGCAACACGAAAGCAGTAAGCCTTAACTGTTTCTCTGCCAATACAAAATAAGGCAATACCAAGAAAGGCAGGTACAACAAATGAATGATATGATGATTTTTAGCAATCCAGAATTTGGAAGTGTAAGAACCGTAACGATAAATGGGAAAATTTATTTTTCTGGAACCGATGTAGCGAAAGCATTAGGCTATTCAAAACCTCAAGATGCAGTTTCAAGACATTGTAGGCACTCCGTGAAACATGGAGGGGTCTCAGAAACAACTAATCAGCACGGAACCACAACAAAGCAAAATGTTATGATGACTTTCATACCAGAAGGAGATGTGTACAGGCTTATCATGAAGAGCCAGTTAGAGTCAGCAGAACGTTTTGAAGAGTGGGTAATGGAAGAAGTTCTTCCAAGTATAGCGAGAACTGGGAAATACGAGGTCTCCACAAAACAGGATTCCTACCAAATCGAAGATCCAATAGAACGTGCTAAGCGGTGGATTGAGGAACAGCAAGAGAAACAACAGCTTGAAACTAAGGTAAAAGAACAGAAACCGAAAGCTGACTATTTTGATAGTCTGGTAGACAATAGACTTCTTACAACTTTTCGAGATACAGCAAAGGAATTTCACATTCCCCCTAAAGCGTTTACTAAGTGGCTTGCGGAAAACGGTTATATTTACCGTGATAGGCACAATATTATCAAGCCTTATGAATCGTATAGGAAAGCTGGACTTTTTCAGATGAAAGATTTTTCAACACCATTTGGATATTCCAATGTTCAGACATACATAACCGTAAAAGGAAAAGAGACATTCAGACTGTTATTGCAAGGGCAAGGAGTGATTAAGTCATGAAACCAAACTCACAATCCGAATCCATCCGCATCCGATTTTCCGAAAAACAGAAAAAACGGCTCCTGGAAGAGAAGAATCGGACGGACAGAAGCGTATCGGATATCGTAAGACAAGCCGTGGATGAATATTTCGGGAGGAAACGACATGGATTTTAGACTGGTAAGTAATTCTGGGAACTTGAAATCCCAGATGGCAGATATTGCGGAGAAAATACTTGCAACATGCGCTCTTACAAATACAGATTACTTGAAAATCACAGTCGAGAGAGATTCTAAAGGGCTATTACTACAATCAACGCTTCAAAACAAGCCACTGGTGATGATGAGACTGTCGGAGGAGAAAAACCATGCTTAAATTTTTCTCAGAAAATAAAAAAGGGACTTCCGAAATAAGCTCTGCATATGAAAATGTCGGACAGGAATCCCCGGCAATTCGGAAACTGGTAAAGCCAATTCACGCAAAAGCAATATTAGCTGATGGCAGATTGTATGATACTCAAACTGCTACATACGTTTGTGAATATGGGAATCTTTCTTTGTTTGTTACAAAGAATGGTAGATGGTTTGGTGCAAAATCAAAATCTGAATTAGCTGGTTACAGTGTTGATGAAAACGGAGACAGAACCGCCGAGTACAGAGTAATGTATTATAGTCTGGAGTGTATTGATAAATTTTTTGTGATGCAACATCTATGGTACTGCAACCATAAGCTTTTCAAGAAATATTTCGGGGAGGTGGAAGAAGGATGAGTGTCGTGAAGATCACAAACCCCAACCCCTATGATTGGCATGGAACAAAATATTTCATTGATGGAAATGAAGTTCCGAGAGTAAGATCAATAAATTTCCATACCGCAGTAGATGAAATTCCAGTATTTGAGTTTGAAATGATGGCTGTTCCAGACATTGAAATGGAGTGCTTGGCACAAATTAGTGTCACTTCTCAATCAATTACTGATGCAATTTTGGTTTTAAGACACGAACTGTTACAACATGGAGAAATTTACAATGGATTCAAATCAAGCCTAAAATCGGCTTTAGAATCATACAATTACTGTGGAATGCCATTTGAGCCAGAAGAAGAAATTGCAGAAAAAATTTTGGACTTCTTAATCGGGGAGGAAAAAAACAATGAATGCACTTAATGTAATCGGAACAGCTGTAAATCTTGCATTTTTCGTTCTGGTTCTTGCCGGTACTTTGGCTATACTGGACGAAGAAGGAAAGACAAGCGTAATACAGATTTTATTCTGTATTTGTTTAGAAATATGTTTTGCACTGAATATTTTCTTAATTTGCGCGAGGTGACAAATGTATCTACCAATTCCAATTGGAATTATCCCGATTGAGTTAATCGAGAGGGTTAAATTCATAAAAGCGCCGCTTCGACTTAATCCATGTAGGCTCGGAAAAGCCTATGAAAGTGATAAGTCGAGGCATCCAGAGTAGCGTAAGTGCTAATTACTTATTATATTAATTACATAAACTTATATATCACGACTTCCCCGGTCTTAATGGTGCGCCGGGGTTGATGGGCTATCGCCAAGAGGTAAGGCACAGCACTTTGACTGCTGCATTCGCTGGTTCGAATCCAGCTAGCCCAGTTTGCAATATTTATCATATTGCAAATATTTTTCTTTTTCATACAACTTTCGCTTCGGCCTTCTAGCCCAACGGGGCTGATTAAAGGGGCTTCAAATGTCCCGGAAGACTTTCTGAAATCCAAAAGCGTTTCAGAAAACCTTTGTTGCAGCTGGCGGTCAAGAACTGCAACAGTGCCGGATTGTTTGTCATGGCGGTCAAATAATTCGGTATCTTAGGAAGCTTAGTTCAGCGGTAAGAGCAACGGCCTCATAAGCCGTAAGTCCTGGGTCCGAATCCCAGAGCTTCCATTTCTTCTAAATGCCATTCATCCGTAATATGGGTGGAAAAAACTTCCAGTTGAGCGTGTGGATTAGGTAAATTTATAGGTGCGATACGGCGTAGCCTAAATGGATCTGATTTCCCGGCTGGTATATCTCGGAGTTAAAAACATTAACGCAGCGCACGTTAATAAAAGGAGTTTTCAAGAGATGCCGTTCAAAGACGCATAAAAATATCCAGTGAATCTACAGCACTAAAACTTGTAGATAGTGGAAAGCATAACACGATAAACCTATTGCTAACCCGGTTTTTCCGGGTTCCGGCAGGATAGAGAAGTGGAATCTCGCAAGGCTCATATCCTTGAGAACGGCGGTTCGAATCCGTCTCCTGCAATTCCATCTACCAGGTGTAGATAGGATATCTTACTTTAGCATAGCTATTGTTAGTTCTTGCACATAAATGCGGATGCGTTTGTGTGCATTCGTGCAGGCATATAGACGCAACTCACTAGCGATCTTGTGCAAAAACTTTTTAGAGAGATAAGACCAATGCCCGTGAGGAGTGGTAGTCGGGGATTCTAAAAAAATCATCTAGTTTAGCGTTTTATGATGAAAAAAGAAACATAGCTCAGTGGTAGAGCAATGATATTGAATATCATGTGACACAGGTTCGATTCCTGTTGTTTCTATCTGGCAAATTGCCATTGCCAGAAGTTGCATTTTCCCCCTTAAAGTTCCAGTGTTTCTCGTTGGGAGGTTTATGCCGTTCAAGTCGGCACACTGGATTTTTCTAAATCGAGGTAATTTATGAAAGAAAAAATGTTGTAAGAATTGCAGAAAACATGATGACTTCACATGTGTTTGTTTCAATGGTGATAGTAAATATTGTGCAGACTTTACGGGATCAGAGTTTTATTGTGAGTTTTGGGAGGGAAAAGAAGATGGAAAACAAGGAGGCATAGTACCGATGAGCGAACTTTCTGAACTTATAAATAGAGGTGGTTTAATCGATGATTTTAAGATAGAAAAATCCAAAGATGAACCACCTACACAACCAATAAAGTTAGCTGATTGGCTGATTGACAGAGGATTGAAAGATGGAATTCGTCTGTATGGGAAAAATGATCTTAGAAAAATTGCAAATTACTTATTGATTTACTGTGGTGATGAAAATGATTGAAGTATGCGGTAAAGAAATAAAAGACGAATGTTCCAAGTGCGGAAACATTCTTGAATGCGAGTTATTCAGGCAAGGGCATGGAATAAAACAGGAACGTGAAAATGTAGCAAAGATGATCGAGTGCCAAATGAAGCACAGGGAGAGGAGGGAATTTGAATGCTAAATTTACTTGATAAACGCAATTGCCCTGTTTGCGGTGGAATATTGAAATGTGAAAATGCCGATTTCACAAACCCTTTTATAGAAAAAGGACTCTTTTTAAATGTGACATGGCAATGCACCAATTGCGGCGCTGAATATACTGCAAAACTTGAATTAACACCAAACGGATATGAGGTGCAAGACCGTGAAGCACATATTGATGTAGAGGATAATTTTTCAGCCGAAAAATTTATGCTTGGAAGAGACAATTTTCGAAGACAGAGGTGGTAAATATGAAATTTGAGGATATGGCAAACTGGACAGAAGAACAGTTGAAAAATGAAGTTGTTCGTTTGGCTGATGAATGCGAGAAAAAACAGCATATAATCCTGGACTATAAAGCTTTATCGGAGACACTTAACCAAAAGCTTCTTGAAAATGATAACTGGAAGATTCCGATTGATGGAATTGAAAATGTAGATACTGGTCATCCATCTATAGAATGGTATGAACAACGCCACCAGGATGACTGTATTAGAATCAACGAGTTAACTGTTACTGTTGACACATTGGTTGACCGATACGCTAATTTAAGGAAAAACAAAGGGATATGCTGATATGGGCGAAAAGGAAGAATTAAAGCATTTCTTTACATGTAATGGTGAAGTGATTGAATAAATACCAGAGATTTCAATTTCGGATGGTGCTTTTGTTATCGAAGGCGGTATTCTTCACAGAAATGAGGACGGTACACTTTGTAGCATAGGAAAGCCGTTAAGTATTGAATTTGAATGTAAATTAAGTGATGAACTATTTTGGACACTATTTGCCCCAAATCGAATAAACAAGAACAATTTCCGTAAAATGCATGGCATTCCGAAACGGAGGAAAATTAATGGATCAAGAAAAAATAAGCATTGAAGAAGCCATGAAAATTGGTTTTAAGAAAATACCAAATAACTGCTTAAAAATGAATAAAAAGCCAAAATTTAGACAAATTGCTGGAAGAAAAGGGAAACGGAAATTTGATAATGTTTTTAAATCTGTTGCGCGGCGAATGATAAAAAGGGCAGCCAAAGAGGGAAGACCAATAAAGCATAAAAGAAATAGAAAGGTAAATAAATGAGCATTAAGTCAGCATTAGAATCCGAAGGAATAGATTTTTCTGAATACATGAACCCACCCGAACCGTGGAATGGACAGGCATTATTGAGGAATATCAATGGAGTGAAATACGCCTGTTGCCCTTTTTGCCAAAAGAAAGCACTTCTGATTAGCCCAAACACGAAGATTCAGCACTTGAAGTTAAAATGCAAGGGTAGCAACTGTAAGAAAGAGTTCGAGGTGAATGTATGAACACAAAACGGATTAAATGTATTTTGACAGGTGGATGCAAGTTCAAAAGTTCGGATACAGAATCGAAATGCAATGATAAAGAAAAGACTTGCACCATTACAGAAACTTGCTACAAATGTGGGAAGAAGTACACTGCCGTATTTACCTACAAACAATTAGGGATTCCAGTGAGGTGAATGTATGAATTGGTTTAAAGAAAAATGTTCCCACCTATATGAGGAAATTGGGAAATGCTATGACAGAATAGATTACGGAAATGGTACTCATATAAATGCTTATATTGTAAAAAAATGCAAAATATGCGGAAATATTACAGCCAAGACTGTATATTCAAATGAATTTACAAGGTATACATCTCCTGTAAGAGTTGATGATTGTGTAAAAAAACTGATAGCTAAAGGATATGTTGACAAGGTTGATTTCTTTTTGGAACACGAAAATGATAATATACCGTGGAAATAAATGGAGGTCTATTGAGTGAAGAAGGCAAGAAAAATATGTTGGATAATTGCGAATTTTATTATATTCAAGTGGGTAGCAGATTATTTGATAGCCACAATTCAAATAATGGTTGAAAATCATTGGGGATTTTCGGCAGTACCATTACTGTTTATGGCAGTATTCGCAGAGTGGAAAGTAATTGAAAATATTTTTTCAGAATTAAAAAGATGATTTTATCAAGAAAGGATATGTATGACAAAACAAGAAGCCGTAGTAATTGAAACCTATACAGGAATTTGTATGCTTACAGGGGATGACCGAAAACTTGCATACGAATACGCAGAAAAACTTTTAGGTCATCCGATATATACACATGAATTTCCAAAATATGCTGACAAGCTGAAAGAACTTAGTAAGTCAGATTTTATTGAAATTTGCAGAAAGTTAAGTGATTAAATTGTATGGTTCAAATTAAGAAACATTCCGTGTATACATCCATAACCAGATGGATTAGAAAATTGTAGATATTGTGAAAAATATAGTTTTGAAAAATATTTAGAATACAAAAAATAAAAAGAAAAGTCAAGAGAGCCACATGAGAGCCAGACTAAATCCTAAAATGAAAGGAGGTCTGGCTTTTTTTATGCAAAAATTCACAGAAGGTTCGCTTGAATGGTATCGGACGGTCCTAAATCAGATTATCAGTAGTGACATGACAATCTATCAGAATCAAAAAGATTGCCTTGATTTGCTCTTAAATATGAATATTGACCTTCCTTTCGACAAGAACCAAGAAGCACGGAAAATGGCTATGAAAGTAAGTCAATACTCACATAACATAGCAGAGAAGTGTGCCGCATTAACTGGCAGTGGTGATTTTGATGATATCTACTGGCAGTATTTGTTACTAGAAGCACCACATTTATTTGAAAGTTACTTGCTTTATATGGAAAAAAATAGACCAGACAGCAAGAAATTTTATATTCCACGAAGAAAAACACTACATGTGGTAGCCCAAGACCTACAAGATTTGGAAGAAAGAAAGATAGAGTTTTATGGTTTATCGCTTCCAAGCCGTGTTGGAAAATCTACTATGTGTATTTTCTTTATGTCTTGGATAATGGGTAAAAGACCGAATAGCCATAGTGCCATGGGTGGTCATTCTGGAAAGCTGGCAAAAGGATTTTACGGAGAACTTCTTAATCTCATTAATACACAGGAATATAACTACAGTGAAATTTTTCCACAGTCGAAACTTCAAAAACAGAGTGCTGATGATTTTGAAATAAACCTGGACAAGCCAGACAGATTTGCAACAATGACTTGCCGTGGTATTGAAGGAACTTGGACGGGTGCCGTTGATATTTCTTCTGATGGGTATTTGTACGTGGATGACCTTGTAAGAGATAGACAACATTCATTAAGCCCCACCCGATTAGAAAATACATATCAAGAATATCTGAATAAGATGGTTGACCGTAAGATTGACGGCGCAAGGGAGCTTATGGTTGGAACTAGATGGAATTTATATGACCCTCTCGGAAAAATCGAGAAGCTAAATCACGATAATCCAATGTATCGGTTTAGAAAAATTCCAGCTTTGAATGATGAAGGTAAATCGAATTTCGATTATGAGTATGGCGTTGGATTTTCAACAAAATATTATGTCGATATGAAAGCTAGGTTAGACGCTAACGAATGGGAAGCCAAATATCAGCAAAAGCCCTTCTTACGTGAAGGAATTGTGTTTGCAGCTGACGAATTGAGATATTATAACGGCGTTCTTCCAGAAGGTGGATTTGTTAAAAATGTTTCTGCCTGTGATGTTGCGTGGGGTGGCGGTGATAGCTTATCAATGCCAGTGGGCGCAGAATACGAAAATGGAGATGTGTATATTTATGACTGGATTTTCAGCACGGCACCCAAAGAAGGAACATTGCCATTAGTTGTTGGAAGAATCATGGGTAATAATATTCAATCCATTAATTTTGAAGCGAATAATGGTGGAGATATGTATGCCTATTATGTAAATGAACGGTTGAAGGAACATAAATACGCTTGCAGCACGACAAGTACAAAAGCACCTTCAAAACAAGCAAAAAAAGAAAAAATAAATCAGTATTCCGGGGATGTTAAGCAGAATTTCATATTTTTGGCTCCGAAATATCAAGACAAGCAGTATCAAAAGGCTATGGATGAATTAACGACCTTTGTATATATTGGCGATAATGAGCATGATGACGCCGCAGATGGAGTTACACAGCTTGCAATAACACTTGCTGGAAAAAGATTTGCAGAAGTAAAAGCAACCAAAAATTTTATGTGGGGAAGGAGATAGAATATGATGACTGCAACTCAATATTTACGCCAGATTGAAAATTATGATAACAGAATCAAAAACAAGCTTATCGAAGAAGAACAGCTCAGTTCTCTTTCCACAAGTGTATCTGCAATCCCTGTTGGAGAAAAGGTACAAACTTCTGTAAAACGTGATCCGATGGGAGATATGGTTGCAAAGATATTTGATCTGCGAGAAGAGATTTCAAAAATGATATCCGAATTTTTACAAAAAAAACAGGAAATAGTCCGAACCATAGAACAGGTTGAAGACCCGTTGCTGTACAACATACTATTTAAGCATTATGTTGAGTACAAATCATTGGTTCGTATCGCAGATGAGATGGGTTATTCAGAGATTCACATTAAAAAAAAGCATTTAAAAGCCATAGCAGAAATAAAAAAGATAAAAGGTTTCGAAAGATGATACCGAAGTATACTGAAATATACTTTTAATATGTGTAAAATATAAAGTAGAGCATTGGATTAAAACATCCAGTGCTTTTTATTTTGCAGAAAGGATGGTTCGGCTCGTGAGAAATACAATGAATTTTGTAGATTTATGCCGAGGTGAATTCGGTAGAAAAGTAGCCTACACAGGCGTTGACCGAATCACTCCACAAAATGTAGTAAAAGTAGTATCAGATACAATTGGCATACATAATAAAAATCGAACATTGATTGATTACTTGTATCGGTACATGAAAGGCGATCAGCCAATATTGTACCGAAATAAAATAGTCCGTCCAGAAGTTAATAACAGAGTGGTTGAAAATCACGCATTTGAAACCGTGAAGTTTAAAGCTGGACAGATTTGCGGGGAACCAATCCAATATGTATGTAAAAAGAAAAATGCAGACAAAAAAATAAATGAGCAAGTTGATTTGTTGAATGATTATCTGGATGAAGCCAATGCAGATGCAAGAAACATCCAAAGGGCAATATACCAAAGTGCAACAGGAACTTCTTATAAGGCCATACTGAAAGAAGAGGATTGGACAAAAAACGGAGATTTACCGCCGTTCAGAATCTTTATTCCATATCCAGGTGATTGTTACATTGTATACTCACAGAGAAATGGGAAACCAATGCTTTCCGTACAGATTTTAAAAGATGAAGATGAACAGCAATATTATTTATGTTATTCAAAGAACCAGTTTTTTGAAATCAAGAATGGGAAAGTAACTAACTACGGCATCAATGGTTTTGGCGGTATTCCAATTGTTGAATGCCCGAATAATCATGACAGGCTTTCAGATGTTGAAATTGCAATCACATTATTTGATGCAATTAACAAATACCAGTCTGACAGATTAAATGGCGTGGAACAGTTTGTGCAAGCCTTTATGAAGTTCAAGAACTGCGAGGTAGATGAAAACGAGTTTTTGAAAATGGTAAAACTTGGTGCCATCTCTGTAAAAGATACTGGAAATGGCTGTCAGTCGGATGTTGAACTGATGACCGCTGAATTGAATCAATCAGAGAGCCAGGTTGCAAAGGATGATATCTACAATAACATGCTGATTGTGGAAGCAATGCCAAACCGCCAAAGCAATAGCGGAGGGGATACAGGAAATGCTGTATACCTTCGTAATGGATGGGACTTCGCAGAAAGAGATGCAAAATTGGTAGAAGCATTCACCAAGGAAGCTGAAAAGGAATCTGCTAGAATTATTCTGAATATTATCCGTGGTACATCAAATGATGTTAATATCTCAACCCGAGATTTTGATGTAAAGATAACCAGAAACCCAACAGACAATATGCTTGTAAAAGCACAGGCACTTGATTATCTGTTTAAAAATAAAATTCATCCGCTTATTGCACTGATTACTTGCGGTTTATTTAGTGATCCGCAGAAAGTCTACGAAATGAGTTTACCGTATCTTGGAACGATTTATCCAGAACTGGCAGACCCGGAAGCGGAAATGCAGAAAGCACAGCAATTACTTGACGGAAAGTTTCAAAATCCGTCCAAAACAGAACCAATGGAAAATTCTCCATCTAACGAAGAATGAACCAAATTTCGATTATTTAAGGAGTTTTAGAGAAATCTAAGGCTTCTTTTTTAATACCCAAAATCAAATAAATTGCAACAGCCCGTGAGCGTAAATCGGGTACAGACCATGTGCGGAGCGAACCGTGTTGAAAAAGCGTATTGGACTGGAAGAAAGGAGATTTCAATGACAAGAGAACAGGCAAAACAGGCACTTATCGGTATGGGAGTTGCAGAACCTTCCGAGGAACAGGTTTCTAAGCTTCTTGATTCTATTTCTGCTGAAACTAAGAAAGAGAAAGACAAAAATGTTTCTCTGAAGGAAAAAGCTGAAAAAGCAGATTCCCTGGAAAAAGAGTTGGAAGAGTTGAAAAAGCAGAACATGACCGAAGCAGAACGGCTAGAAGCTGAACGCAAGAAAGAAAAGGAAGCAGTGGATAAGGAGTTAGCTGATTTGAAAGCTGCGCTTGCAGAATCCAACAAAAAAGCCCTTACCAGTGAAATTACTTCTATGTTCGCAAATGCAGGACTTTCAACCGAAACATACGCGAGTGCTATTAAAGCATACGCATCTGCACCGTATGAGAAACCAGAAGATGCAATGAAAGAAGTCGAAACTTTTGTTAAGGGAGTTTCCGAAGCAAATAAAACAGCACTTGATACCGCAAAAGCAGCTTGGGAGAAAGAAGCATTGGAAAATACTCCTAATCCAGGAGGCGGTAGCGGTGGCAAACAGGAAAAAACTAGTAAAGCGTCTGAGTACGCTAAACAGTATTCGGCACGCATGAACCCAGATGCAAAACCGGCTGATGATAATGCACCAGCTAATTTCTAAGAAAAGGAGATTTTAAAACATGGCTTTCATGAAAATTAAGCAGTACGAATCTACCCCGAATATCCTTGAATCTGAGGTAGGACTTGTACTCAAAACTTACACAGCAGATCAGACAAATGCAGTTGCAGTTAATGACAGAAAAATTATTAAGGCAGGTTCCGTATACCCAACAAACGCAACCGGCGCAAAAGGTCTTGTGTTTGAAGATGTGGATATGACAGACGATGAGAAGCGTCCAATTTCCGTTATTGTTGCCGGACGTGTCCTGGAAGACCGACTTCCCGCAACTGTTGACACAACTGCAAAAACTGAATTACAGGCACTTGGAATTGTGTTTGTAGAAGAAACCGAAGTTGTATTTTAAGGAGGATAATAAGCAATGGCATACAATGTATTAGAAGCAATCAGCGAGGAAGAAAGACTTAATTTCTCCCAGAATTTCTCTGTTAAAAGACCTGGAATCCTTGATACCATTTTCCCGGATGTAAAAACAGATTACTGGAAGGCTGAATACTACAGACTTATGAGCGGACAGCGGCTTCCGGAAATCGCATTTGTACACGCCCTTGACACCGAAGCGGAAATCGGTTCCAGACCTGGTTTTGAAAAGGTGTTGACCGAGAAACTTCTCATTAAAAGGAAGCTCAATCAGTCCGAGAGCTTACAACAGGCTATCGAGAACGGTGTACCAGATAATGAGGAACTTACAGACTTTGTATTCGATGACGCGACAAACCTTTTTGAGGCCGTCCTTGCCAGAACCAAAGTTATGAAAGGACAGGCACTGTCTACTGGAAAACTTGTTATCAAAGAAAACAAAGTGGACATGACTATTGATTTTGGAGTTCCGTCTGAATTAAAAATTACCATTACAGACTGGTCTAAACCAGATTCTGATATTATGGGTGATATTCAGAAAATGGTTCAGCTTGCAGAAGATGGCGGCTATGTTGTCAATAAGGCAATTACCTCTCTTAAAATGATTAACAACATGAGAAACAACACCGGAATGCAGACCGCAGTTCTTGGCGCAGCAAACAAACGTCTTCTGACGAAACAGGAGCTTGCGAACCTTCTCATGCAGGAGTACGGAATTACAATTGATCGCTGTGACGAAAAATTCCGTTACAGAAGCAAAGGCATTGTTAAAACAGGTAGATATTTCAAAGAAGATGTATTTACCCTGTATGAATCTAACCAGGATGGTTCTTTTGGTACTGGACTTTGGGGCGCAACACCAGAGGAAAAAGAGTACCGTCAGTTCATTCAGCAGCAAAACCGTTCCTTTATTACCATGTCCATGTGGGCTACGCCAGATCCAGTTGCAGTATGGACGAAAGCTTCTGGAATGTTCATCCCGGTTGTACCGAAAGCAAACGGCGGTATCGTGATCGGTACCAAGGCGGGGGAATAACCGGGCATAGTCTCGATGAAAGCAGCCAGTCACCATCTGTAGTAAGTGCTTATGATGAATCAAAACATAAGTACACAGAAAGCGAGTTGTCTAATATGACTGTATCTCAGTTAAGACAACTTGCAAGTGATAACGGCTATGCCCTAGCAGCAACTAATAAGGCTGGAATAATATCAGAGATTTTATCTCAGCAAAGGTAGGTGATTAAATGGACGAACAGCTTATAGAGGACTTGACAAATTATCTTGAAGATGATGCAGAAACTGCGAGGATGATTCCTCTTTCAGTAAAGAGGGCTATTCGTTCATTTAAGAAGAAAAGGAATTATCCTTCATCTTACAGTGATGAGAAAATAAATTCCGATATGGAGAAATGCTATGACTGCATATTTGATTTGGCTCTTTTTTTTCTGGTGAAACAGGGAGCTGAATTTCAAGGATCACATTCCGAATCTTCTGTAAACAGAAATTGGACTTCTGAAACTGAAATCTATGTAAATCATGGTGTTTTTCCATTTATCGGATTCTAAGATGGTGTGTGCGTGATACGTCAATCCTCCCACGTATCGCAGGGGTGCTTCAAATTAGGTGGGTAGAAGCAATATCTTAAAAAATGGGAGTGATGGAAAGGAATAGCGATGGGATGTGAACACGAGTGTATCAACGAACACCGCTTGAAAGAATTGGAAAGTGCCGTCCATGAGATGAAAGAAAAGCATTCCAAAAGGGATGGAGTTTTTTTTGAACGTATCAATGCTTTAGAACAGAAAATTGCTTTATACAACAATGACTTGGGACACATTAAGGATACAGTTGACGAAATGAACGACAATTTAAAATCACTCATGGAAAAGCCAGGAAAGTTACAGGACAAAATAATTGCTTATGTCATAACTGGCATAATTGGTATTGTTTTAGGCTTTGCCCTAAAAGGCATTTTCCCGGTGTAAATATTGATTCCACTACAGGGAGGACAGTGGAATGGATGATTATAAAGACTTTTCGGAAGATGAAAGAATCTTCTATTTGCGTGAAGCTGGATTTGATTCCAGAGAAAAGGAGTTATTCCGATTGCGTGTTTATGAAGAAAAAACGCTTGCAGAAGCTTCAGAAATCATGGGCTACAGCACGAGAACCGTAGACCGCATAAACAGAAAATTAAAGAAGAAAATTATGAAAGTTGCCCCGATGTATTGTCGGGGCTTTTCTTTGTATTCATAAAATGTGGCGTATTTATGGCGTTATCATGGCGTGTTAATCAACCTCTTATTATTGTAAAATATAGTTATAAAAACAAGGGAGGTTTGAGATATGCAGTATGGTAATCCGTATTTTGCGCAACCATTTCAACAAATACAGCCGTATCAAGATAGATTAGCACAATTGCAGAATAGTTATCAGCAGGCAATGCCATACGGACAGGCACAGATTCAGCAACCAATACAACAAATGCCACAAGTACCACAAATCCCCATGTTGCAAGGACAGATGGTTGATGGCATTGATACTGTAAAGGCAAAAGACGTAGATATGTCTGGGAACCCTGTCTATTATCCAAAAACTGACGGTACAGAAGTTTACCGAAAACAATTACAGGCAGATGGAAGAAGTAGAATTTTCACTTATAGACTTGTAAATGAAGGAGAACAACCAGAAAGCAATAACACAAATCAAGTTGATATTGTTTCGCTGATTAACCAACTTCGTGATGATGTTCACGCAGAGATTTCTGAAATTAAAGAATTATTGCCAATACAATCTGAACCGCCCAAGACACAGAAGGGAGGTAATCAGAGATGAATTTCAACCCAAATACAATAATGAAACAAAAAATTCAGCAAATGATTTCTCAAAGGTTCGGAAGTGTTGATAACATGATGAACGATATGAGTAAATTTGCTGGAAACAATCCAACATTAAAAAATGCTCTGGATTTGTACAAACATGGTGATACAGAACAGTTGCATCAAGTTCAGCAAAATATATTTAAAGAAAAGAATTTTTCTCCCGAAGGAATTTTAGAAAAATTTTTAGGGATGAAATAACTTCCCCATAATTGGGTGATTCAGAATCGCTACAATTTGGGATGACAGCCGCGGATGTCTCCTATTGTAAATAAAATTTAAGGAGACTAAAAACATGATGAATGGTTCAAATTATAGTCTTAGCGACATTGCAGCCGCTACAGGCTCTAATAACCGTGCAAATGACATGTGGGGCGGCGATGGTTTTTCCCTTATCTGGCTTGTCCTTATTTTCGCAATCTTCGGCTGGGGCGGTTTCGGCGGCTTTGGCGGCTGGGGCGGCAATGGTGGAAACGGTACAAATGGTGCAGGTTTCCAAGGATGGGCTACCAGAGCGGATATCAACGAGGGCTTTGCTCTGAATGATATTCAGAATGGTATCAGAGGTATTCAGCAGGGCATTTGTGATAGCACATATGCGCTTAACAATACCATGCAGAGCGGTTTCAACGGCGTGAACGTCGGAATGCTTCAAGGTTTTAATGGCGTTCAGCAGGCAATCAATGCTGATACTGTAGCTGGTATGCAGAATACCAATGCATTACAGTCTCAGTTAGCAAGTTGTTGCTGCGAGACCAGAGAAGCCATCCAGGGTATCAACTATAACCTGGCTACCAACACTTGTGCATTGCAGAACACAATGAACAACAACACCAGAGACCTTCTGGAAAATCAGAACAGCAACACGAGAGCGCTGTTAGATTTCTTAACTCAGGATAAGATTGCAACATTACAGGCAGAGAATTCTGATCTGAAACGTGCTGCTTCCCAGGATCGCCAGTCTGCATTGCTTACAACTGCAATGGCTTCTCAGACACAGCAGTTAATCAATGCAATCAATCCTGCTCCGATTCCTGCATTCCAGGTTCCGGCTCCATATGCATACGCAGGATGCAATACATATGGTAACGGTTGTTGCTAAGTAACTCACCCTTAGAGGTTGACTAAATTCTAAGAGGTGGGTTGCGGCTCACCTCTTATTGATTGAGAGGTAAAAAATATGGCATGTAAGAATGTTTGTAAGCTTTGCAATCACCTTGTGCTGTCTACTGCAATTGCATTCACAGGTGGAAATCTTGTGGTTACTATCCCGGAAGGAAGCTACAACAATGGAGAAAAATACTGCATTGTTTTAGCACAGTCTATTCCAAATGCAACCACAATTACTGCCCCAGTTATGATTCAGATAGGAACAGGAACAACATTGTATCCGCTAGAGAATCGTTGCTGTGCACAGGTAACAGCATGTGGCGTAAGAACCAGAACAAAATATGCAACCAGAGTTGCAACAAGTGCTACTGGTGGAGCGTTCAAAATGTTAGGAAATCCGGCATGTAGTCCGAACAATAATCTGACTGCAATCAATGGTACAGCCCCAGCAGCAGACGCACCTGTTACACAGGCTGTTAGAAAGGGGGCACTGTAATGCATAAAGTTGCAATGGAAATGGGAAAATGGGCTATGGAAAAAGCCAAAACACATGGCTTTGATAATCTCAGTGCTCAAGATTGGGACGATTTGAAAGACTGCATGGAAGCAGTAAAATGTGCGATTTGCGCTGATAAAGATTATCGCATTGTGGAAGCTATGGATGAATGCGAACAGGAAGAAAAGTATCTTGGACGCATGGGATATGACCGTTACCGCTATTCAAATGGGCGTTTCGCTCCAAAAGGTAGGGGAACCAGAAAAGGTTATAGACCATATCTGTACATGGAAGACGATGACTGGATGGACGAGTATTTAAACAATCCAGAATTTGAGCACAATATGTACCGCATGGGATATCATCCAGACCGTAGTGATATGGAAATGGGTGACATGAATCGGAAGAAATCCAGATATGGCGAATCCTATGATAGATACGATGAGAATCGTAGACACTATCATGATTCCAAAGACACGGAATCCAAAAGAAAAATGGATGATTCCATGAAGGAGTACACATCTGACATTATCCGTAATCTCACTGAAATGTGGTCAGATGCAGATGCAACGCTCAGACAGTCAATGAAAACTGACCTGACCAGACTTGTACAGCAGATGAACTAGAGCAATAAATGAATTAAGTCCTTGTCGCAAATTAATGCGGCAGGGGCTTTTTTCGTAGAAAGGATGGTGAGAAACCATGCTGAAACAATTCTATATGAATGGGGACTTATGGAGAGTGCGCTTTGTTTCTCCCAATGATAATGTTTTGATTGACCGTACAGGGCAAAGGACACTTGCTGTATCTGATTACTCTACAATGACAATTTCAATTGCAAGCAACTTGCATGGAGAACTTCTGAACCGTGTATTTATCCACGAATTAGGGCATTGCGTGATGTTCAGCTATGGTCTACTGCCAGAGCTTCACCGTATGATTAAGAAACGATATTGGGTGGACGCAGAGGAATTTGTATGCAATATTCTGGCAGACTACAGCCATTTCGCGATTGGCACGGCCAGAGATATTTTGGGAAACAAATTTACATACGTTTCGCCTGTTGGAATGGAAAGGATGATTGCATGAGAGTATTAAGATTTATTGTAAATAATCAAAGAATTTATCCAGATCCCAAGTGTGATTTCTCTGGACTGGTAAAGGGCACGACTGGATATCTTAAAGCATTGTTTATCTTTTCACCAGAGTGGAACGGATGTAAAACAGCTGCTTCATTTTGGAGAATGGAAAGAGAATACCCAGTAATACTGAAAAACAATCAATGTGAAATTCCAATGGAAGCCCTTACTTGGGATTATTTTTCTGTATCTGTCACTGGCGTAAAAGATAACGGAAAATACATTATAACTACTGGTAAAACCAAAGTATCACAAAGGGGGTAGAACATGGCAACAGCACTTGATTTACTTATGAGCACAAAAGAAGATGTTAATTTGCTTTCTGAAGAATCCGATATATGCACAATTGACGCTAAGACAAGGGTTATTTTTGTGCCCTCTACAATCGTAGTTGGTGGGGTGCAATCTGACAAGAATGCAGAACGTATTAAATTTTCATGTCCCAAAATTGTAGGAGATAATCTTGATTTATCCAAATTTTCAGTCAGAATTAACTTTGAAAACGTAAGCAGTGTGGATTTTAATGTTTCTATCAAAGACCAATACATTTGTGATGATGTAGCTGTAGATGGCGAAAATGTAACTTTTTCTTGGTTGATTGGAAGAAATGCAGCAAGGTATATGGGAATGGTACGTTTTATTGTTTGCGCTGTTAAAACGGATTCCGATTCAAATATTAGTGTTGAATGGAATACCACAATAGCGGAAGTACCAGTGCTAGAGGGTATCGAGATTGATCAACCACAGATAGGAAAGGAAGAAAAAGATGTTATAAATCAGCTTTTGGAGCTTACTAAAAACACATCTTCGGAAGCTGTTCAAAATGTAAATTCCGCAAAAGAACAAGCTATTAAGGACATCCAGAGTGTATCACAGCCAGACACTACATTGACTATAGAAGGTGGGCTTGCAGAAGCAAAAGCAACTGGAGAAGCTATTGGTTCGATAAAGGAAGATTTGAGTAGCTATTATCCAAAGAAACAAGGCGCGTTCAAATGCATAAATATGGTTTCAAATTTGCCTGATGAAGTAATTATGCCATCTGGAATTGAAAAAAATATTTTGGATGGTGTATGTGCTATCAATGGTACATCTACAATTGATTATCCAAATCTCATTATCAAAAAATCTATATTAGCAAACCATGTATATTTGTTCTCTGTAAAGATGAAAGAGAATGAAAATACCGTTCAAACATGTTCTCTTATAACAAGAATTGGAACGAAACCTATTACACGAAACACATTAGGTGAATATCCCACACAGCTTTTTGAGAATAAAAACTATCCTGGGTACACTACTTTTTGTGCACTCTTCTCACACAATTCAGATGCGGATGTCGATTTCTCAATTTCGTTTGATCTTACAAAAACTAGCAAAAAAGTAGCTATTTCTGCAAAGGATATCATCATTACGGATGTAACAGGATTGTCAGATACACAAATAATAGAAATTGTAGAAGCTGGAATGAAAGATGATGTGTATTATAATCCCGGTAAAAATGTTGCAGATGCTTTGTCTAATCAAGCAAAGGAAGATATCACAGTTGAAACAATAAAGAGAATGTATCCAAATCCAAACGGATATTGGCATGGAAAGAAATGCTTGGTTATTGGAGATAGCACATCTGCCACTGAACAGTGGCAAAAAAAAACTTTCCGAAAATCTCGGTATGAGTGTAACAACTCACGCAAAAGGTGGAATTGGATTTTTGCAGATGGTGGTTGGTAGTCTTGGGTACGAAGGCAATTATGATAACGAAACAGGAAACACTGGCGTTTTACAACCATTAAAAGCAATTGATGTGTATGACAAAGATTTAATCATTATTTTTGGCGGATTTAACAACAGGGGTACTAAACTCGGTGAAATCACTGATTTATACAAAACTGATGGAACAGGACAAAATACCGTGACTGGACAACTGCAATTCGTGCTTAATTGGATATATGATTTACTGAAAGGAAATGAATCTTATGCTCAAAATTTAAAGTGTAAAATCGTCCTTGTAACACCGTATTGCTGCGGAAAATACAGTTATGCCGACTATGACGGTTATGGTGGTGACAGTTGGGCGGGTTATACATTGCGTGAAATGTGCGACAGAATTGTTGAAATTGCTGCGTTAAACAACTGTTCTAGTTATAATGCGTGGGAAAACAGTGGAATTGGTCGTCATACATGGACAATTTATTCCGCATCTCCTACCGCAACGAAAGAAGCGGGAAGTGATGCTGCACCGTATCCTACAAATGCAGACCAACTACACCTCAACAATTCCATAGGATATCCACATTTAGGGGATTGTATTTCTGCTTTTGTGAACGGAATTGTTTAATTAACTCAAGAGGACTTTAGTTAAGCAACCAAATTTAAGAAAGAGAGGAAATATGAGAGGATTAGTCCGTCAAAAGCAAAAAGTATATTGGTCACGAATTACTGAAAAAACACAAGGATTAGACCGTATTAAAGTTTATGAGAAACCAGTTTTATACTCTTTTTCTGTATCATCTACAGCCGGAACACCAGAAGAAATTGCAGCCGGAATAGTGCCAGATTATGACAGGTACATTACAAGCTTTAATCGAAATTTCCATCCACAGGAAGCAGATATATTTTGGATAGACAGAATCCCACAAATAAGTGAGGATGGAAGCCTTATTTTGGATGAAAATAGAGAGCCCACAGTATTGCCAGACTACACACTAAAGAAGATTTTAGACACACAAAAAGGCAATATTGCCAGATACGGAATTTCTAAGAAGGGAAACGAAGATGGGTAAGAAAATAAAGTGTACCTTATCACAGAAATCAATCCAAAAAGCTATTGATGAAATAAAAAAATATCAAAAAACTTTAAGGAATAAAAATGAAATCTTCATAAAAAGATTATGTGAATTAGGGATTCCAGTTATTGACCAAAATATTTTGGCAGCACAAGGCGATTCTGATAAGAACCACAATACTTACATCAAAATTAACAGTTTTGGGGACTATGCAGAAGCCCATTTAATATGCGAAGGCAAAAGCATTTTATTCATTGAATTCGGCGCTGGTATTTACCACAATGGTGCAGCCGGTTCTAGCCCACATCCAAAAGGAGAAGAATTTGGTTATACAATCGGTTCTTACGGACAAGGAAAAGGAAAAAACGATTCCTGGGTATATGTTTCTGATTCTGGCGAATGGGTACGTTCTTACGGTACAGAAGCCACAATGCCAATGTATAAGGCAAGCGTAGAAATCATTCAGAATATCCGCAAAATTGCTAAAGAGGTGTTCTCTTCTTAAAGATGATACCAAAGTATACTGAATGATACCAACCAATTATGTTATGATTACAGTGTTAAATTGTAGCAAGATATGCAATGCGTTCACTATGAAGGTGGGCGCATTTTTTATTGTGAGGTGACAGATATGCCAGACACAATAGAATCTCCTGTATTGGAAGTTTTTTCAAGGTGGGGAGCGGCTGTTTCTAAGATTACTGGCGCAGACAATTATTCCATGGACGGAAGCGAAACAAATGCTTCTGGCAAAAAGGCATATGCACAGCTTTATATGCTTGGAAATCCAATTACGAGAGGTGACCTTGAAGGGGATGAATGCGCAACAATGCCATCATTTCAAGTAAATTGTTTCACATCTGGTAGCAAAGCATTAACCAGAGTGTATGAATTGGACAAGATAAGTCACAAAGTTATGGTGAGCATGGGATTCCGCCGCACATATGGCCCGGAACCTATGTTTTTTGGTGACAGTGGAATCAAAAAGCTTGTGAGCCGATACAGCCGAATATATACAGGAACCTTATTAGATTAGGAGCAGAAATGCTTCTATTTTTTTACCAAAAAATATGAAAGGAGAATGCCGAATGAAAGCAGATAAATTACTTTGGCTGAAAGCAGCAGGAATTAGAGCTGTAAAAACAGTTGCTCAAACAGCGGTGGCAACCATTGGTACTGCAACTGTGATTGGCAGCGTTGATTGGAAAATGGTTTTATCCGCATCTTTGCTTTCTGGTTTTTTATCTTTGCTTACTTCTGTAGCAGGATTGCCGGAACTGAAAACAGACAAAGAAGAGTAGAAAGGCGGTGATCCGCTATCTCCCGGCACAGGGTTACGTGCATAAAACTTGAATTAAAGAAAGGAGCCTATCAAAATGGCAGATTTAACAACACTTGGCGTAACTTTTCATTACGGTGTTGAAACCGCTAAAGGAACAAAGCCAACTGCATTCACATGGTTAAAAAGATGTAGTTCCATCGGTGGAATTTCTCTTGACACAGAGCAGATTGACGTATCCGCACTCGAAGACTTCATTACACAGTATGCGTCCGGTAGACAGGATACTGGTGGTACTTGGGATGTAACCTTCAATCTTAACGCTGATGTTATCACGGCACTAAAGAAGCTTATGACTGATGCGGCAACAGGAAAGTCAAAAGGATTTAGAGTTTGGTTTGAAGTTGTATTTCCAGACCTCGCTGATGCATTCTTTGTTATCGCAGACCCTGGAAAAAATATTCCATTGTCTGATATTGGACAGAATGAAGCAGCAACAATTCCGCTGTCCCTCATTATTCAAGAGTATAAAGGCCTTGATACAAAAGTTGTTTCTGACGAACTTATGCAGGCTTTAGATACCGCAAAAGCAGTAGCAGATTCCACAGGTGCAATGACACTTAACTAAAAAACATGTCGGGAGGATTATAAAATGGTAACTTTTAATGTACACGGAAAAGAGTATAAGGTTGTATTTGGATATGGACTTCTTACAAAAACAGATGTGCTGGACAAGGTACAGGGAATTACGGACGGAAAAGAGAGAAGCCTTCAGAAGATGATTTCTCTTCTTCCGGAACTGCTTCTTGCCGGACTTCAAAAGAAGCACAAGGATGAGTTTGGGTATGAAAGTGATTCTGAAAAAAAAGCTGTTCTTGATAAAGTCTGTGACCTTTTGGATGATTACGAAGATGAAGGAACCGAGGAAAATCCTAAAAGCGGATTTGATTTATACCAACTTCTTGATAAAGAATTGGAGAAAAATGGTTTTTTATCCGGTCTGCTGAATGCAGTAGCAGAAGCACAGGCAGTAGAGAAGAATGCAACGAAGCTCCCACAGGATCACAAAAAGAAAAATTAACTTTTCGAGAAGTTGTTTACCAAGAGATTCTTCCTTTATACCTCTCTATTGGTGTATCTAAAGAAGAATTTATGGATTCTACCCCAACAGAGTTAAAGCCTTATCTCGAAGCTGAAAAGATACGCCAAAAGAGAAAAGATGCCGAACTCTGGCAAGCTGGCATTTATGAAACATCAGCCACATTCACAGCTGTTGCAAATGCTTTAATGGGGAAAAAGTCCAAAGCAGAGTATTTGAAGAAGCCTTTACTGGAATCAGCAGAGAAAGAAAAGCGTAAACAGGAAGGTATACTTTCCGAAGAAGAAAAGAAAAAACAGAGAAACGCACTATTGGCAAGCTTGCAACTCATGCAGGCGAACTTTGAGCTTAACCATGAAAAGGGCAGGCAGGATGAATAAGTCTTGTCTGCCCTTTATTTTTTTGTAAAAAAGGAGGGATAAATAAAATGGCTGACAATACCATAGATACCCTTGATATACAGATTAGCAGTAGTACAGAAAAAGCAGTACGCGCGCTGACTAATCTTTCAAACAAACTCACAGAAGTTAATTTCGCATTAAGCGGAGTTAATGCAAACGGATTACGTAGTTGTGTAAGGGAACTTGGAAAGCTAAAAGAACTTGATATAGGGAAAATGACAAGCATTGCTGATGGAATTGGAAAATTCTCAAATTCCATAAAGACAATGGGTGGAGTAGATTATAAAGGTTCTGGTCTGAATGCAGTTATCAACTCAATCAACAGGCTTAGCCAGGTTGATGTTAGTGGATTTGATTCTGGAAAACTTGGAGAAATAATCCATAAATTATCAGGCTTATCGGAAATACCAGATGTATCTACCAGTGTTAATCGTTTTGTCAATTCAATGGCTAGATTAGCCAATTCCGGTGAATATATTGCAAATGTATCCGCTGAATTGCCTGGGCTTGGAAGAAATCTTAAATCAATCGTAGAGAGCTTTACGAGCGTTGGCGATATATCTGAACCTGTAAATAGGTTAGTTCAGTCAATTGCACAATTGGCAAGCGCCGGAAATAAAATCGGACAAACGTCAAGCCAACTTGGAACACTAACGAATGAAGTATTGTCGTTCTTCAATGTAATGAAAACTGCGCCAAGAATCAGCGAAAATACAATAAGAATGACAGAAGCTTTGGCACAGTTAGCTACTGCAAGTGGAAAAATAAATAAAGCCACAAATTCTCTTTCGAATTCATTTTCGAGATTATCAAATTCCACAAACGGACTTGGAAATGCTGGGAAAAAGTTATCATCCATGATTGGAGCTGCTAGTTCTGCTTTAACTGGATTTGGAAATAATGCAAACGTAACTTCAAAAAAAGTTGGTTCATTAACTTCACAACTTGCCGGATTATATGCGAAATTCTTCACGGTGACAAGAGGAATTAAAGCACTTTGGAATTCTGTAAATTCTGCATCAGATTATGTTGAAACACTTAATTATTTTAATTCTGCGTTCGATCAAGTTACTGATGGATTAGATATCAGCAAATGGCAGAATGCAGGAGTAAAATCCGCAGAGGAATATGTCGGTTCCTTTGAAAAGCGTGCAAAAGAGCTGACAAAAAAAATGACCGGATTTGAAGTATCAGATGCAGGTGATCTGACTAGAACAAAAGGCGTGAGCCTTGGACTTGATCCAAAACAAACGATGAACTATCAAGCTACTTATGCACAGATGGCGTCATCAATGGGGGCAACAGCAGATGCATCAACTAAGGTTTCACAAGTTTTAACAGAAATTGGAGCTGACCTTGCATCTGTAAAAAATCTTGAATTCGATGATGTTTGGAACGATATGGCATCCGGCATAACCGGAATGAGCAGGGCGCTTGATAAATACGGCATTAATATCCGTGTGGCAAATTTACAACAGGAACTTTATAATCTTGGAATTGACGCTACTGTATCAAGTTTAAGTCAATCGGACAAGGCTATTCTGAGAACTATAACAATCTTGAATAGTTCAAAGTATGCATGGGGTGACCTGGCTAATACGATAAATCAGCCGGCAAACCAACTTAGATTACTACAATCTAACTTTTCCGCACTTTCAAGGACAATAGGTTCATTATTCATTCCGATTATCTCAAAGGTTCTTCCATATATAAACGCCTTTGTTATTGCAATTCAGAGAGCTTTTTCGTGGGTTGGAAGACTTTTGGGTATCAAAATGTCCGATTATGTTGCTTCCACAGGAAGTGCCGCAGTTGATATGGGAAGTATTGCAGATAGTACAGAAGATGCAGCTTCCGGGCTTGACAAAACAAATGACAATGCGAAGAAATTACAAAAAACTCTTTCTGTGCTTTCATTTGATGAATTAAATCAATTAAATGATGCAAAAGTTAGCAATTCTTCCGGCTCTTCCGGAAGTGGAGGCGGTGCGAGTGCACACCTTCCAGAACTGGATGCTGCATTAGATAAAGCCATGTCAGAGTATCAAGCTGCATGGGATAAAGCTTTTGAAGAAATGAATAATAAGGCAAATGATACCGCTGATCAGATTGTAGCTGTATTTAAAAAAATTCGTAAAGCGGCTAAACCAACAACTGCATCAATCAAGAAACTTTATGATGAAGGTCTTAGCAAGCTTGGAAACTTCTCTATTACAGCTCTGAAAGATTTGTGGAATAATTATCTGAAACCAATTGGATTATGGATGTTATCTGACAATTCCGGGCTTCCTCGATTTTTTAATATTACGAATGATTTACTAAATAAAATCAATTGGGGTAAACTGAATAGCTCGCTTTCCGGTTTCTTTACAATGCTTCAAAAGCCAACAAAATTTGTTTGGACTAGTCTTATGGATTTCTATGAGAAATTCTTAGTGCCGGTAGGTACATGGACAATGAATAGTGCAATTCCGGAACTTGTTGACGCATTAACAAATTTCGGAAACAACATTCACTGGGACGAACTTAATTCGGCATTGAAAAACTTCTGGGATGCTCTTTCGCCATTTGCTCAAAATGTAGGGCAAGGAATTGTAGATTTCTTTAAAGACTTGCTCGATGTTGGAGAGAATTTTATTAACACAACACTTCCTGGAGGATTAAACTCTATTGCTGATGCTATAAAGAATATCAGCCCGGAAACCGCACAAGCAATTGGAAAAGGACTTGGACAGATTTCTGTTGCAATACTTGGTTTTAAGGGACTTTCCTTTATTGGTGGAATTATCGGAAAAGATAGCCCATTAGGAAAAGGACTTGCCGCATTATCCAAACACCCATATCTTGCTATAGCTGGAGGTATCGCAGGAATCGTACTTGCGCTTGACAATTTTGGAGTTATTGATGTTGACTGGGAGTGGATTTGGAGTAGTGTTGACAGGGTTAAATCAGCTCTTCAGAGCTTTATAGATAATGTTGATTGGGAAGCTCTCGGCACGGCTCTTGGGAATCTCTGGGATGCGTTTCAGCCTTTCGCAGAGGGATTTGCAGATGCGCTAATCACTGGGCTTGAAGGAGTAATTAATATCGGAGCGGACTTAATCAACGGTATCGCAAATGCTATTAATTGGCTTTCCGAGAAGTTAAGCGGAGTTGATCCAGAATTTATAAAACAAGTCGGTGCTGCATTCGGAACATTGTTTGCGATAAAAATAGCCAAGGATATTGCTACCAAAATCTTTTCCTTTGCAAGTGGAATCGGTTCATTAGCTTCAAAACTTTTAAATTTCCCACTTGATACCGCATCTTCTCTTCCTACTATCATCGGTGATATTGGTGGAGCAGCGGAAACGGCTGGAAATGGCGGGTTTACTACACTTGCAGAAAAGATAAAAAATCTCGGTGATGTCGCACAAACAGCTGGTGGACAATTCCAAGGATTTTGGGGATACGCAACTAATATGGGTGCGACTGCATTTGTCATGGAAGGACTTGGACAGGTAAAAAAAGCTATGGACTTTAAAGACTCCACAGCTGACGCATTTAACGATTTTGAAGTTGTTAGAAAAGCATTAAAAATCCTTGAAGACCAAACTGGAATTTCCGGGGATAAATTTATCGGTCTTGGCGGTGATTTAAAAAATGTGAAAGACAATGCATTTGATTTTGATGGACAGCTCCAAACCGTAGAAACATCACTTGAAAATCTTGGAATTTCTTCCGATACATTTAAGCAAGCATTAAAACAGGCAATGGAAGAATCCGATACTTCTACAAATTCTCATGTAAGTAATATTAATGAATATATCGGTACGATGGGGACAGAATTTGATAATGCGAAATCTGCATTAGAAAGACTTTCAAATCAAGCAGTAATCACTCCAACGCAGTTTGATGAATTAAGTGCTGTCCTTCAGCAACAAGAATCATCTGGTGCAACAGCCAGAGCCGCATTCCAAGCCTTGATGGATAAAATGGCAGAGATGGGAATTGACACAGGAAAAGTTATTAAAGCTTTTTCAGAAGATGTTCCAAAATCTTCATCAACAATGAGCAAATCAGTGGAAACAGCTACGAAATCCATTTCTTCAAACTCTAAGACTGGTTTTGGAATAGCCAGTGCAGCTGTAAGCACGGCAATGGCTGGGATGAAAAAAAGCACAGAAAGCACAATGCCTTCCATTTGGTCAAAGATAAAGAACACGAATGATGATGTTGAAACCAACTCTAAAACAAATTGGGGAAATTCCGCAAGTGCTGTATCGACAGCCCTCGGAACCATGGACACCGATACAAAAGATGTAATGGGTAAAGTTATGACAACCATTCAAAGCTATTGGTCTTCTGTTCTTATCAATACAAACCAGATTTGGGAAAAGGCTTCTGGTAAAGTTGACACTGAGACTCAAAAAATGAAGACCTATACAGAAAATAACCTATCTGGAATTTCCGATAAAATAAAAGGCTTATTTAGTGTTGATCTAACCTCTGCTGGTCAGCAAGCGGCACAATCTTATGTCAATGGGATGAAGCTCGTTAGCTTTCCAACGCTGTCATACAAAATTTCTGAGTGGAAAAAACACAATCTTGGAGGAGGAAAGACTAGTTCCACTCCTGTATATAGTCCTAATTGGTATTATCCTAATTGGTACGCCAAAGGTGGTCTTTTCAATGGCGCACAGGTAATTGGTATCGGTGAAGCCGGTTCCGAAGCCGTTCTTCCGCTGGAAAATCCGCGAACCATGAAGAAGATTGCAGACAGCATTGTTTCCAGTTCAGACGGAAGCATGGGACTCACAAAAGAAGAAATGACAAAAGCAGTAGCACAGGGCGTTGCAATGGCAATGAGTATGAACAGCGGAAACAAGAATCCGCAGTACATTATGAACAGCATTATCCTGGACGGAAGCGAGATTGCGAAAGCCGTAACAAAAGCCCAGAATGACACCGATAGCCGTTTCAAACCGTCCCCGGCATATTGATTTTTGACTGATTGTGTGGTATAATTTTCTCAATGAAGAAGTACACACGGTCTTGATTTTTGAGCCGCTAAGAAGAAACTAATATTTCTCAATCGTGAGGAATTTTTATCTTACTTGGCGGCTCTTTTTATTTTATCCATTAATATAAGGAGGAATGGAGAATGTTGGTAGAAGTTATGATGATTGGAAAAGTAGAAACCAGTATTGCAACAAGCCTAGATATTGCGGAGACATTCGGGAAAGAACATAAAAGGGTTTTGCAAGATATAAGAGAGCTTGAATGCAGTGAGGATTTTAGACGGCACAATTTCGTGCAGTCCTCTTACGTCAATTCTCAAAATAAGAAACAGCCAATGTACTATGTAACCAGAGATGGATTTACACTTTTAGCTATGGGCTATACTGGCGAAAAAGCAATGAAATTCAAAGAGGGCTATATTCGGCAGTTTAATGCAATGGAAAAGCTTCTTATTGGAAAAATCAAAGAACGTGAAAAAGGAATTGCAGTAAGGCAAGCGTTTACAAAGGCAATCCAGCAATCTTCTGAAAATGAAAGAATGCACGGACATGCCTATTCTACATATACAGACGTTATTTACAAGTCCATATTTGGCAAAAACGCCAAGCAACTGAGAGAGGAATTCGGAATCACAAAAAAAGAAAGTATGAGAGATTATTTTTCAGAAGAAGAGTTGGTGAAAGTTCAGAACGCAGAAATGCTTGTGAGCGCATTAGTCGGATATGGATGGGGATATAACGAAATAAAAGAATTTATTCTGAATAAAGGAATTAATAAAATTGCGGCATAATTTTGAATTTTTAGACAGCCCGCATTTAAAATGAGGTCTGGAAAGGTTCGATTTAAAATGGAACCTTTTTCACAGGGAGGAATATCATGTCATATAAAAATTACATCTTAATCCAAAAGCATTTATTCCGCAGCGAATACATTTTTGCAGATACAGAAGAGTATCTGGCAGACCAACTTTTTAAGAATGAGAAAATCAGAGTGAATTTCGGAAAAGAATATGGACACACAGAAGAGAAGTATCTTCTTGTTTCCTGTAAAATCTGGAACAAAGATCAAGGCAAATTTTTTAAAGCCATGGAAAAGCTGAGAAATAAAATGCCACTGGTCGGGAATACCGACTATGAGGAATTTTGCAAAGAAACATTCAAAATGTTTGATTAATTAATTCGGTAAAACCAGTGGGCTAGGTTGGCCGCCGAAAAGCGTAAACCTTGATACGCCTGTCCACTGTTTTTATAAATCAAGGATTCTGGCACAATACGGAGAGTGCCTACGACCAACAAGGAGGTTATCTAATATGAAAGGTAAATTATCAGATCTTTTTTTATCCAGCAAAGAAAGCGTTATCATCAAACCAGATTTAGCAGTAAAATTAGGGCTAAATGAAGCCATTGTTTTACGCCAAATTTATTACTGGCTTGAAATAAATGAAAAATTGCAAAGAAATTATTATGATGGAAGATATTGGACTTTTAACACGATGGAAGAATGGCAAAAGAATAATTTCCCATGGTGGTCTACAAAAACTATAGAAAGAGCTTTTAAAAGTTTAATTTCTTCCGGAATTGTTATCACTGGAAATTATAATAAAGACCAAAGAGACCGTACAAAATGGTATTCCATCAATGAAGATGTTCTTGAAAATATATTAAATGGTATAGTAAAGGAGAACCCAAAGACAAATAGCCAATGTGCATCTGGACAGAATGACGAAAGGCATAGACAAAATGACGAAATGCACAAAGACAGTTCGGGGGAAGCATTACCAGAGAATACTTTCAAAGATTATCATTCAGAAACTACTATACCAGATACTACATCTCCTACGGAGTTAAAAGAAGAAAAGAAAAATGCATACCACTCTAACGAGTGGTTCAATTCTCAACATATCAAAAATATGTTGACTGAGGATAACATCCAGTATATTCCAATAGACCGTAAATCTTTTAACTGGTCTGCATTCAAGAACCAGGTTTCAGTACGGCTTGAAGAATTGGGATATACGACAAGCCCATATACAACCAACCGCTTCCTGGTAGTATCGAAGTATTTCTTCAAGAGGTACGAAGAACGAACCAGAAAACCACACACAAAAATCAATCAAGACGCTTTGGATAATATCCTGGACAAGTTTGGATTCGGGCCAAATCCAGATTACTTCCAGAATGTTGAGATTGAAACATATATGAAAGTGATTGATGAATACTTTGGCACTTCATTTAGTGAGTACACGGATCACCATTATTCGCATTTCATGTCTGGCTACATACGGAAAAATTTGTTAATGAAAATTGAGGACAGGGAGGACACACTATGATATTTTGGCTATCAATAATCATTTTTGCAGTCGGCGTTGTTATTCTGATTGCAAATAGAATAGGAGAATCTTTAAGCTACGAATATGAGTATTCAAGTGTGAGTGGATTTATATTGTCTTTTGGTGTGGTAATTTCTTTCATCAGTGTAGTATGGTTCCTGGTAGCCGGATTGATTTTACTTCTCACCAAAACCAATGTTACCGCCACCAGACAGGCAAATGCCGAGAAATACAAAGCATTGACTTACAAACTGGAAAGTGAAGCTTGCCGAGATCAATTCGGACTTCTTAACAAAGAAATTATTGACGAGGTACAGAGATGGAATGTAAAAGTAACTTACTACAAAGCAATGGAAGATAACTTCTGGGTTGGAATTTATTATCCAGATGTGTACGGTGATCTGGGAATAATTGATTATGAGATGTACGATGGTAATTAATTGACATGATAAAATAATCAAATCCGTTTCAAAAGCCTCTCGCCAGATAAAATATAGGCACAAGCCAAGAAAATTGAAATTTGAACAAAGAAATTAATTAATTGTGGAGAAAGGAAACAAAGAAAATGAACAGACCATTATTTGAACCAGGAGATATCGTGCAGCACTTTAAGAGAGAAACCATCGAGAATCCGCATGATAATGAATACCTGTATGAGATTGTCGGTTTTGCTAGGCATACGGAAACAGGAGAAGACCTAGTGATATACAAAGCCCTGTATGGCAGTAAGCAATTATACGCCAGACCGAAAAATATGTTTTACAGTGAGGTAGATCGTGAAAAATATCCAAATGTGAAACAGAAATATAGGCTCGAGAAATATCATGGAGTGTTGTACGTATAATGGATTTCAAGCAGACTTACTTTTCCATCTGGCAAGATATATGGAATCTTCACAAGAAGTACGCTTTTATCTCAAAGGATGATATTCCACAGTGGGAAAATCTCACCGTGGAAGCAATGCAAATTCACGATAAATATGCTGATTCTTTCGGCGCGAAATTTGCCGAAGCTCTTTTGTTTGCTGTGACTGCGGAAATTGATAGAAAAGCGAAATAGGACTTCCAGAATACGCCTCAAGGTGGTACAATATGGGTATCATACTAAGGAGGGGGATATTTATGGCACTGATTAAATGTCCAGAATGCGGCAAGGAAATAAGTGATAAAGCGGCAAGCTGCCCGAACTGTGGATTCCCGATAACACAGGGAAATGCAACACAGGAACTGCCACAGAAGCAAAAGGAATACGACATTGAGATGTTGGATTCTATGAGAATCAAGGCTTCAAAAGCGAATATTGAGGTTTACTACAAAGGAAATTTGTTACTTGAAGCAAATCCTATGGATTTTGTATTGAATTATGATAAGGAAGAACCAGACGATTTAGGGAGAGTACAGTTGAAAGTTGCTTTTTCAATTCCGAAATACGCAAAGCCTTTCAAAATTTGCTTATCAACAGGCTCTTCCGCATATGAACAGGCAAAGGGATTTACAACAGAGATTGCGGAGCGGTACTTCAAGAAACAATATGTTGTTGAATGGTATATGCTAGATAAGAGTGTAATGGATAATTGCGACAGGTGCGAAGCAAACAAGACCAGAACAACTGTTGAGAATATCGAAAAACCTAAAACATATTCTGCACCAAAACCAAAGTACACAACACAGCCGACAGCTACCAAGAAAAAGAAAAAAGGGGGATGCGCAAACTATTTTGGTTTTATCTGCCTTGTGTTTATTCTAATTGGCTGGTATTCATCTAAAACAGAGAAAACAGCAGATACATCCAAAACACAGACGGAAAAATCCAGTAGTTACGAAAGAAAAGCAACTCCTACAGTAGAAGAGAAAAAACAGAATGTGGCTCCAATTACTTTTGATGATGAATTGGAAACATTTAATTCCGGTGAATATGCTTATATCACTGACAGCGATTTATATAAATATGCAGTCAATATGAGCGGAGCTAAAATTTATACTGTAGCAACAATAAGTGAGATTAAAGACAATAAGGTACAAGTTACTATTGGTGATAAATACATGATGAGTAATTTTAATGTATCGGATAGTAAATTGTATACAAAATATGAAAGTGGTCTTCAAGATGATGATGTGGTTGCTATTCTCGGAACGGTATCAAGTGTAGATTCTTGGGGATTTATGGGAGATTCCATAAATTTAGAGAATTGTATGGTATTTGCCAAAGGGGATGAAGCTAAAAGCTATAAAAAGAATGCTTCAGATGATAGTTTATCACAGTATTTTGTAGTGACAGAAGAAGTTGCTAATTCAAAAGAAGTTTCAGAGGACGAATACAAGGAGCTTTGCCAGACGTTAGATTATAATGATATATTGAGAAATCCAGACAGTTACGACAAAAAACATTGTGTTGTCTCTGGAACAATAGATCAGTCATTAGAAGGAATGTTTGGTGGATATACGTTATATATCGTTGATGGAAACGGTAATAAATGGGATTGTTCATACAGATATGAGGATGGCGAAACACATTACCTGGAAGGAGATTGGATAACCGTATACGGAACTTGTAGCGGAACATCAAATTCTACAACACTTCTTGGGAAACAAGTAACATTGCCAAGTATAGATGTTGAATACATTAACTGATAAACTTAGGCTAGGGAGAAATCCCTAGCCTTTATTTTAGTTCATCCAGTCATATGTGTAAGAATCATTTACATATACTTCAAATTTATCTGGCGTTATTGTATCATAATTTCTGTCGTAAGGAAAGCTAAATTCAAGATAGGCTGTTGAGCCTGGATTTTCAACGTGAGCAAATTGATAATCATATCCAACTATTCTTCCATCTTTGTAAAATACGACTGCAATAGTTGTGTAAGAGTTTCTTTTTCCATTATTAGTTACTTTTACCATAACATTTCCAGCTCCAAAATTAGCTGAATAGTGTATTCCGGAATTGTTCAAAATAAGGCTTGAAGAAGCTTTTTCAATTTTTAAATTAACTTTGAAAGAATCCCAGGTCTTGTCAGCGTTCCAACCTTGAAGCGCACATTTTGAATGTGGAGCAAAAGCGTATATACTATCAGAATCCGTTCCAATCATAGAACCATTCAAAAAATAAACAAACTCAACTCTAACACGTACTGCATAATCATAATGATTTTCAAGAATTGCCACCGCTCCATACGGTGTAGATTCTGCATGATATGTAACAATATTCTTCTTACCGCTACTGTTAGTGCTAGGATTTCCTTCAAAACCACCATTGCCGTTAGAAGCCTTTTTCACGGTAACTTTACAAGTGTATTTCTTTTTGCCGACCTTTGCAGTAATCGTTGCGGATCCTTTTTTCTTAGCTTTTACTCGTCCTTTAGAAGATACCGTTGCAACAGATTTCTTACTACTTGTCCATTTTACTTTTCTTTTTGTTCCAGTTACTTTTAATTGTAATGTCTGACCGACTTTCAAAGTGGCTTTTTTCTTGTTAATTTTACCAGCCGCCGATACTGGAACTGCCATACAGACAATCAGTAACATTATGGTCAAAACTGCCAGTAACTTTTTGGATTTTTTCATATGCGTTTTCCTCCCTAAATCAGTATGATATACATATTTTACCACTCCAAAATGAATAGTGGAATAGGAAATTTGAAAAAAGTTAAAATAATGGTTGACTTCTAAATGACTTCATAGTATATTATAAGTAAGAAGTCAATATGACTTCAAGAAAGGGGAAGTGCTAATAATGAGTATCAAAACATTTACGTTAAGACTGACAGAAGAACAGCTTGATTTTGTCGGTGAGAAAGCAAAAGAAATGGGGGTGAGTAAAAACGATTATATTCGCAGATTAATTGATGGAGATATTCGTGCAGACAAAGAGGATAAAATCTTACAGGAAATTATCGAAATCAAGAATATGTTAAAAGCAAACAAATAAAAAAGGATTCCCGCACCCTGGAAAAGTCGGAACCCTTTAAGCACTCAACACACCGAAGTGGTTGATATTGTTATTATATCTCCCTTCGGTGTAATTGTAAACACCGAAAGGAGATTTTTTATGGCAGATTTGAAGATTATTGAAAATGAATTAGTTCCTGTGTATGAAACCGAAAAATGAATTAAAGTTGTGTACGGAAAAGACTTGCATAAAAGTTTAGCAGTCAAGACCGATTTTTCCACATGGGTAAAGAGAAGATTATCAGAGTGTGATGCCGAGGAAAAAGAAGATTTTGACCTGCTCCCCAAAATTGAGGAGCAGGTAACAGGCAGTAAACACACGATTGAATACCTCATCAAACTTGACACTGCCAAAGAAATGGCAATGCTTGAACGCAACGACAAAGGGAAACAGGTTCGCAAGTATTTCATCCAAGTGGAAGAGAAATACAAGCAGACAGCAATCAACATTAATCAGCTGTCCCCCGAACTGCAAATGTTCAATCAGATTTTTCAACAGGTAGCCAAAACAGAACTGGAACAGAAGAAACTTGCGGAACGTGCCGACCAACAAGAGAAGAACATGAAAACCATCATTGATACTTTCAAGGGGATGGATTCCGATGTTGGCACAGAGAAGTGGGTGAACCGATGTATTTCAAAGATTGCCGAGAGCGACAATTTCTCTTACTCATTCGGAAACAAATATGCCGCCGCCAGAAATGAAAGCTACCGCAGACTGACAGACAGAGCTGGTTGCCGATTAGATCAGAAACTTAGAAATGCGATTTCCAGAGCTGAGGAAAGAGGTTGCACAAAGGCACAGACCAACCAGATCAACAAACTGTCCGTGATTATGCAGAATAAGCGACTGAAAGAAATTTACGTTAGCGTGATTAAAGAAATGATGATTGCATACAGAGTAGAAATTGCATAATTTAAAAAATATAGAAAATCTAGTTGACTTTTGTGGATACATATATTATTATATATTTGTGGATACAAAAGAAAAGAGGTGAAAACATGAGTCCACGAAAAGGCAGACCTACAGATGACCCTAAGATTCTGAATACAAGAGTAAGATTGTCAGAAGATGATATTGCAATGTTGGAATATTGTTGTGAAAAGACTGGCAAGAAAAAATCTGAAATTATCAGAGATGGTATAAGAAAGGTCTATGAAGAATTGAAATAACTGAATACGGGTATCCGTTTACCCTAGGAAAGTCAGCGGATACCCAACCAATAATATGGTATACAAATTATAACACTGTATACCTCTTTTGGCAAACACTTTTATTTTTGTGGAGGTATATTTTATGAACGATATTATTAACACATCTAACCAGACACCTATCGAAATCGCACTTGGTATTGATGAAGAGGGTATGACTACTGCTAGAAAATTGTATTCATTTTTAGAGCTTGCACAAGGACAGTTTTCAAGATGGTGCAGAAGAAATATTATTGAAAATGATTTTGCAATGGAGAATGAAGATTATGTGCGACTCGACATTAATGTCGAGACACCGACAGGTGGCGTTATTCAAAGAGAAGATTATAAACTCTCTGCCAGCTTCGCAAAGAAACTTTCTATGCAATCAAAGAGTGCCAAAGGTGAACAAGCCAGACAATATTTTCTCAAAGTAGAGGACAAATTAAAAGAAACAGTTCGCCACCCAGTACCAATGACCATCCCCGAACAGATTCAGCTTCTAGCACAGGGAAACGTAGAACTGAATAAGCGGATTGACGATATTCAGACAGAGTTTGAGACTTTGAAAATGGATTTGCCGATTCTCCCGATTGAAGCGGAGAAAATCACGGAAGCTGTAAAGAGAAAAGGAACACTGGTGCTTGGCGGCAAAGAATCCAATGCTTACAATAGCCGTTCTATTCGTCAGAAAGTTTACAGCAACATTCATTCCAATCTGCGCTACCAGTTCCAGGTCAAAAGCTACAAGGCAATTAAGAGAAGCCAGGTAGAACAGGCTGTCAAGATTATTGGAGAATACAAACCGCCAGTTTTCTTGAAGAATGAGATTGATACAGAAAACGCACAGCAGAGATTCTTTTAATTAGATTTTTACAGGGATACACAGGAGGAAAATAAAATGACAAAGGCTGAATTACAGAAAACAATTGACGAACTGAACGCAGATAACAACGAGTGCTTAGTGCTTCTGGACGAGTATATGTACAGACAGAGAATCATTGAAAATCTTATCAATTTGAAAGACCTGTCAAAATTAAAGGGAATGTATCTCTTTACCAAACAGTTAATCGGGAAAGCGTGATCGTATGGCAAACAGAATCCAGTTCAATGACTTTCAGAAAAAGAGTGTGTACGCCAAGTGCAACGGAAAATGTGCAATATGCGGTAAACCTGTCAAATTCAAGAAAATGACAATCGACCACATTACACCGTTGTCTCGTGGCGGCACCAATGATATTAAGAATCTGCAACTGGCGTGTAAGCGTTGCAACAGCATGAAGAGTAACATGACAATGGATGATATGATGGGGCAGATTTCCGAGATTTTGAAGTATAACCGCAAACAGAAGTTGATTAGAGTGTTAGGAGGAATTGTGGAATGAATTATAAAGAGGAACTTATTGAGATGGTTGAAAAAATGCACAATATAACTTTTATTGCAATGATTCATGCATTTGCACACACTCTTTTTGAGAAAGAAAAGAATTTTAAATGATACCGAAGTATACTGAATGATACTTTCACCGTATGTTATACTATAAAATCATAATAAGCAATTTTTAAAGCGTTTACCTTTCGGGGTAGGCGCTTTTTTGTTGCCAAAAAATAAATCATAAAGGAGATATGAATTTATGCTGGTAGAAATCGTTGGGAAAAGATATGAAGAGAAACTTATTACAACAAGTCTGAAAGTTGCTGAGGTTTTTGAGAAAGAACATAAGAATGTTCTGAAATCAATAGAAAATCTCGTGGCTGATAATTCAGCCGCCAAATTTTTTCAGCTTACAACATATAAGAATCGTGGAAAAGAATATCCAATGTACGAAATGGATAGAGATGGCTTTTCTTTGCTTGTAATGGGATTTACTGGCGAAAAAGCCCTACAATGGAAAATCAAGTATATTGAAGCCTTTAACCAGATGGAAAGCGAATTAAAACGCTTATATACAGAACGTCAGCAATGGCAAATCGAGCGTGACAAGGGTGTTGTTATTCGACATATCCTAACAGATACAATTAAGATGAAAATAACGGAAAGCCAGAATAAAAGATTTGCTTATCCAAATTACACAAATTTAATTTATCGCAATTTATTCGGAAAAACAGCAAAAGAGCTTGAAAGCGATTATGGGGTAAAAGCAAAAGAAAATCTTAGAGATTTTTTCACAGGTGATGATTTAGCAAAAGTACAAAATATGGAAATGCTTGTAAGCAGCCTTATTAATTGTGGATGGGGATATCAGCAAATTAAAGAATTTGTTCAAAGTGAAGCAACCAAAATGATTGCTTGAGGGTTAGCATATGGCAGAAGTATTTCTTAAAGTGGATGGGGTAGCAATGCCCTGTCCTTCTTCTTTTACATGGGGATTACAGGATATATCGGCATCAGAATCCGGCAGAACAGACGATACGACCATGCATAAAAACAGAGTTGGACAGAAACGAAAGCTGTCTGTAGGTTGGAATGGCCCAGATTGGGACACTGCTTGCAAAATTATACAGGCAGTAAATCCAGAGTACATACAGGTCACATATCCAGACTTGCTGTCTGCGAATAAGCACGAAACCAGAACATTCTATGTTGGTGACAGGGAATCCCCTTTTAAGTGCTGGTGGATAGGAAATGAGCGCATGGAAGGACTTAGTTTTGATTTTATCGAGAGGTAAGATATGCGAAATTTATCAACGGAATTTAAAGAACAACAGAATAGTGGGAACCGTAACTATCTGAAATATGCAGATTTTACCTTCACAGACGGAAGTACATTATCCATTACCGACAAAGATTTATGGTCTAATGGCTTTAAATTTGAGGATGCAGTATCGCAAAGCGGTTCTTTTGATATCGGCGCAGCTATCGTAAATAAGCTGACATTGCAGATCAACAACTTTTCTGGCAAATACACAGACTACATCTGGGACGGAGCGAGAGTTGTTTGCTATATTGGGCTTGAATTATCTACTGGCATTGAAAAAATCCGTATCTGTACCATGACAGTAACAGATGCGCCATATCAAAACACAGCGATAATCAGTTTGGCTTGCGAAGATTCCATGCGATTATTTGATCGTGATTATTCAGATAGTAAGTTGTCTTATCCGGCAACTAGATTACAGATCATACAGGATGCTTGCGAGGTCTGCGGCGTTACATTACAATCTACAAGGTTTGATAATGATGATTTCGTAATTCAGAATCGACCAGATGATAGCAGTATTACCTTCAGACAGGTAATTGCATGGATAGCACAGATGGGCTGTCAGTGGGCGAAAAGTGACGAATACGGAAGGCTTTGCCTTGGATGGTATGAGCGTGAAGTACCGGATAAATTTTACAATTTGGTTGAAACGCCATGGAAAGATACTGATGGGAACGACATTCTTGACACAAAAGGCGCACAGATTATCACTATTATGCAAAAGGGCATTACAGCTATAGATACGAATGAATTCACACCATGGCTGTACGATATCGAAATAACAGGTGTAAAAGTTACAGAATACGTTGAAAATTCTTCTCAAAATGAAGCGAAAACATATCAGTCGGGGGAATCTGGCTATGTTATCGAAATTAGTGATAATAAGCTAATTCAAGAAGGCTCTGGCGAGAAAATCTGTCAAATTATCGCAGACAGGTGCGTGGGGCTGAAATTCAGACCGTTTACCACAGGCGCATTGACCAATATTGCATGGGAAGCTGGTGACACCATTGAGATTTCCGACAGAAATGGGAAACAGTACAAGAGCTTCCTAACTTCTGTTGCTTTGAATCCAGGCACATTTGAGCAACTTGAATGCAGTGCTAAGAGTGTATCTAGGAATAAGCAGAAACAATACAGCCTTAATCAACAAGTACAGGCAGAAAACAAAAAGAATTTAAGAGATGAACGTACCGCCAGAGAAAAAGCTATAGAGGAGTTGTCTAATCGTTTAGCGGAATCCTCTGGCGTATATACTACCGTAGAGCAACAGCCGGACGGAAGCAATATTTATTATCTTCACAACAAGCCACAGTTATCCGATTCTGATATTGTTTGGAAAATGACCGCAGAAGCATGGGCAGTATCTACAGATGGTGGACAACATTGGAATGGCGGTATGACTGTCGATGGTGATGTGATTGCCAGAATCCTTACGGCTACAGGTGTTAATGCTGACTGGATTAATACGGGAACCATTAAGGCAATTGATAAAGATGGAAACACAACATTTATGGTGGATATTATCACAGGCCGAGTGGTAATCAACGCCGATAGCGTACAAATCAAGGGAAAAGATGTTAATGCGATTGCAAAGGAAAAAGCAGAAACAGAAGTTAATAATTTTATCAGCAATACATACACAACTGATATTAATAATTTACAGTCTCAAATCGATGGACAGATTGAGACTTTTTTTTATGATTATGAACCAACCTTACAGAATATCCCGGCTTCTGGATGGACTACAAACGAAGAACGAAAGAAACATGAGGGTGACTTGTTTTACTGGAAATCCAAGGGATATGCATACCGCTTTATGCAAGATGGGGCAACATGGAAGTGGCAATTGGTACAAGATACCGATATCACGTTAGCACTTGCCGCCGCAGAAAAAGCACAGGACACAGCAGATCATAAGCGCAGAGTATTCGTCGTTCATCCAGAGCCGCCTTACGATATTGGAGACTTATGGGCGCAAGGCTCTAATGGTGATTTGATGAGATGTAGGGTTGCCAGAGCAAGCGGTTCTTATGATTCTTCCGATTGGGAAAAAGCTTCAAAATACACAGATGATAGTTCTTTAGATTTATTTATCAATGGTGTTTTTAAAGATTCACTTAATTCTTTAAAGACGCAGATAGACGGGAAAATTGAGACTTGGTATCAGCCAAATGACCCTTCTCTTAAATGGACAAAAACAGAGGAATTACCGTGGTGTGATATTGACGGAAACAAGATTCTGGATAAATCCGGGAATGAAATTGTCTTAGTATGGGAATCTGAGAAAGCAGAGCATGAAGGCGACCTTTGGCACAATACTTCTGATAACACACAATGGATATACAAATCTGGCATCTGGCAACCACAGTCCATACCAAATGAATTGTTGGACAAGATAGACGGTAAATCATCTGTTTACATGATTCAGCCAACACCACCATATTACGAAGGTGACTTGTGGGTAACGACCAATAGTGAAGGAAAGGCTTCTCTCAAAACTTCTTTTGTAAATCGTATTAATGGTGACTTTACTGCATCCGATTGGATTGACTTCAAGTACGCAGACAAAGACGATATCAAAAATGCAATTGATAATTACGATACCAGTCTTGGACAGGATGAAGTGTTCAATAAACTCACAAAAGGCGGGACAGAACAGGGAATCTACATCGAGGACGGAAAAGTATATATCAATGCAAAATATATTCTGGCTGGATTGCTTGCCGGTGAGAGAATTAATGGTCGTGGGCTAAAAGTCATTAATGATGACAAGAACGTAACCTTAGAAATCGACAGCAAAGGAAACGTCATCCTAGCTCCAAAAACTTTTTCCTTACAAGGCAAAACAGTAAAGGAAATTGCAGATTCTTCTGCCAGCACCGCAGTTTCTGGACAGACACAAGCCGATATTTTCAACAAACTTACCAATGGCGGCAAGGCACAGGGGATTTACTTGGATGAAAATGGAAATGTCTATGTAAATGGTGAATACGTGCAAGCCAAAGGAATTAGGGTTGTTGATGGAAATGGAAAAACCACTTTTTCCATTGACAAAACCACTGGTGCAGTAACAATAGCAGCTTCACAGTTTACATTAGGAGATAAAAGCGTTACTGATATAGCACAGGAAGAAGCTATAAAACAAGTCCAAGATATTACATCGGACAATATAATCAAAGGGTATTATCTAACAGAACAAAACGTTAAAGATTATTGGTCTACACAAAATGCATATACATATGAGTATGGAGTCCAGGATGTAGATGGCGGTAAAAATGCAATAAAAATAAACGGAACTGGAGCACAATTTGGAACGAAAAATTATAAGCCAATAAAAGTTACTGGAAATTATACTTTTTCGTTTTGGATAAAAACTAGTGTTGCAACACAAGTATATGTGTATCTTGGAAGTAAAACAATATTAAATGCTAAAACTACAACTGAATGGCAAAGACTGCAAGTAACAACAACTTTATCTAGCTTACCAAATGATAGTTTAAACAGTTTGAGAATCTTGACATCATCAGTTGGCTCTAGCGTAAAATATGATACTTATATTTATATTCCAAAACTTGAATACGCTTACACAAATGAGCAAGTGTTCAATATGCTTACAAACAATGGTGCAATAAAGGGCATGTACATGGAAAATGGAGAATTGTATTTTTCATTCACATATGCACATGGCGGCACATTGAAGCTTGGCGGTTCAAATAACGGGAACGGATTGCTTTCCATTCTGGATGCAAGTGGTGCACAGGTTGGATATATTGACAATACAGGTGTTCATTTTAACCAAGGTGAATTTTCTGGAAGCGTAAAGTCACTAACTGGGGAAATTGGAAACTGGCAGATTGATAAAACAAATGGAAAATTAACCTCTGCAAATGGAGCCATTGTACTTGATGCAAAAAACAACATGGTAACCATAAATGGCGTTGATCTAAAAGCAAATGGAAGCGGATTTGTAATTGATGGCGGCATAAAAATCAGAAATCCACTAAGCGGTTTCGGTGATGCTACGAATTTTTTCTGTCTTGAAAATATGGGAAATATTACAGACGGAACACACTTGGGTATTAATTCAGATGGAATGGTTATTAAAGTCCCATCATCTTCTTGGCGTTATAAGTCAATTCGGACAACAGTTAAAGAAGAAGAGCTGGAAGAACTCTATAGGACAAAGGTTGTTTGGGCGAAGTATAAAGAAGGATATCTTGATAAAAACGACAGCAGATACGATAAGTTAATGCCAATGTTCCTTGCAGAGGACATGGAAAGGCGTTTTCCAATTGCAGTAAACCATTTGCCAGATGGAAAGCCAGAGGATTGGAACTACAGAATTATGATCCCATCCATGTTCGCCATGATAAAATTCAATCACGAGAAAATCAATGAACTCAAATCCGAAAATGAAGAATTAAAATCGGAATTAAAAAGCATTAAAGAAGAACTTGCAGAAATCAAAAAAATTTTAAGCAAATCGGTATAAAGAGGGTGAGAAATCATCCTCTTTTTTAGTAGATCAAACATCAAAACCAATAATTAAAGGAGGGCAACAACATGCCAAAATGGACTGAATACACATCAAAAGATACGTTGGCGGATAATGACGAAGTAATGCTGTATGACGCAACTGCGAGAGCGAACAAGCGCGGACTAATGAGCAAGTTTTGGGATTATGTCGTGGATAAAATGTCAACGGCTGTTATCGGTAAATTGGAAACGGAAAACAAGACAATTATTGGGGCACTTAACACATTAAATAGTGA